CAACGTGCTATGTTCCCGTATCAGCTTTCGCCTTTCGGTTAGTTGGGTCGCTTACAGAATTACCTATTCTGTGTGTTACCAATTTCACATTTACTTACACCCTATCCGAGCGCACATTTTCAAACCATGTACTCTCCGCAATCGCACCGTACAAATACATCTCCGATGCACCGGTTTCTTCGTTGCGTACCCAGTTCCAGAAACGATTATTCTTCATGGGTCGTTTCCTCCTTTTCATTTTTCTTTGCAAATGCACCTGCATCAGCAAGTTTGGTGAAGCTGCCATTTACGAGGTACAGATTGCCGCCCAGTTCTTCCGGCACCAGATTCATATCCTCCAGTTCCCGAATGTCATTGGTGGACATCCAGCCGTTCTGTCTTGCGGTAGCATAGCCCTGCATTCTGGAAGCATAGTCACCACGCAAAAGCCCCTCTACATTGAATTTGATGAAATACTTGCCTTTCTCTGAATCAGAAAGCAGATCTTTCATCATACCTTGCTCCCAGCGAACGATCCACGGGTCGAGACTGTATTTCACGAAATCCAATGATAGATGTTCCACGTTACTGAATGTGGCATGGTCAAGATCGCCGATCATATGAAGCGGCACTCGATACAACCGGGCAATTTCCTCTACCTGAAACTTTCTGGTTTCCAGAAACTGTGCTTCATTGTTGGGGATGGAAATAGGCGTGTATTTCATGCCCTCTTCCAAAATTGCGGTATGATGCGAGTTGGAACCACCATAGGCACGCTGCCAAGCATCCCGCACACGCTCTGGATTTTTGATGACTCCCGGATGCTCCAACACACCAGATGGACTGGCTCCGTTGGCGAAAAAGGTAGAACCATAGTCTTCACAGGCAAGGGAAATGCCGATTGCATTCTTTGCAAGAGCAATGGGAGAATATCCCACCAAGCCGTCATACCCAAGTCCGGGAATATGCAGCACATCTTCTGCCTGCAGGACAATATCGCCCTGCTGTTTCAGGTTTGGATTGGCTTCATCGTAGCGACTGTAGATGTAGACCAGACGATTTCGCTGGTCACGGTCTACTCTAACCTTATCCGGCATCAGCGGATACAGCCCCAATACATCTCCACGACCGTTTCGGATAATCTGTGCATAAGCATTGCCGTAGATCAGCAGGTGACTCATCAGCGTTTCTCGGAATACAAATGATGTCATTTCTGGATTTGGTTGGTCGTGGAGCAAAAAGTAAAGCGGGTGCTGTGGCACTCGCTCTTTTCCATTTTCGGTATATTGGTAAACGTGTAATGGCAGCTGGGCAATGGCTTCTGACAGAACCCGCACACAGGCATACACCGCAATATGCTGCAAGGCTGTTCTGTCTGTGACACGTTTGCCGCTGTTGGCTCGTCCGAAAAAGTATGTGTATGACGGGCTGTCATAACTGTTTTGAGGCTTATCTCTGGACTTGAATAGTCCGCTGAAAATTCCCATGAAATCACGTCCTTTCTTGACTTTTCGTATATGTGTGTGGTATAATATGTGAAACTAAGTGTAGGGCAGCTGCCTTACAAATCGGAAATTGGTGGAGGAATATCCATGATAAAAGTGGAAAATAAATCAAGGAAAGAAATTGCAGACATTGGCAGAAGAATCGGTGAGGCATTTGCTGATGAAAAAGCCGGAACAGTTACAATGCTCACAAGAGAGCAAACAATAAAAAGCTTTGAGATTATGACGGAATGGTTTTACAGAGCAGGAACTCTGTATACCACATCTGAAATAGGAGAGGGATATCTTGCTTATTGGAGTAAGAGGGCAAAACCTTCAATGGGTTCGACCTTACATATGATCAAGCGACTTTTATGCGAGTTACCGCCTAAGGCACTGATAGCTATGGCACAAAGTGGAGACGAACAGTATGCGAAGATTTTCAAAAAAGAGCATGACTATATTGCAGTATCCATGGTTGTTGTCCTGCGAGAATATCAGGGGAAAGGATATATGCACAAGATTTTGGAGCAACCTTTTGCCGAGGCGGACACAAAGAATATTCCCTGTATTCTGGATACTGATACGCCGTTAAAAGTAAAAAAATATACTAGATGTGGAATGGAACTATGTGGCGAGAAAAAATTGAAAAATGGCATTTCACTGTATACGATGGCGTATAATAAAAATTAATATGGATAATGGAAATGAAATGTTTCAAATGTTGGATGAACTAAGCTGACAATTCCAGTTTGCAAAGATAATCAAACCTATAACACCAGCATATCCCTCGTATCATAAACCGACTCATCAGAAACGCATCCACAGCGAATTGCCCGGTCAAGAGCCATGATCATGGCGACAGCACCGTCGATCTTCTCTGTGGATTTTTCTTTATCCGGCTTGATATTTCCGGCAGGGTCACGCCTGATGAAAATGTTATCCATCATCCACCGAAGAACAGGGTGTCCGTTGTGGGCAAGGGTCTGTTCCAGAGTCAGTTTCATCAGTTCTTTGGTCGGTGGCGACATATCTTTATATCCTTGTCCAAATTGTACCATCGTAAAACCTAACCCCTCAAGATTCTGCGACATCTGCACTGCACCCCACCTATCAAAAGCAATCTCTTTGATATGAAACTTCTGCCCCAGTTCATCTATGAAATTTTCAATAAAACCATAGTGAACAACGTTGCCTTCGGTAGTTTTCAGATAGCCTTGTCGCTCCCATATATCATATGGAACATGGTCACGTCTTACTCTGAGTGGCAGTGTTTCTTCCGGCAGCCAGAAGTAAGGCAGAACATAATAATGTTCATCATCTTCAGTAGGTGGAAAGACAAGTACAAAAGCTGTAATATCTGTTGTACTGGAAAGGTCAAGCCCACCGTAGCAGATACGACCTGCAAGCATCTCTTCATCAAAAGCGACCTTGCATTTGTCCCATTTTTCCATCGGCATCCAACGCACCGCCTGTTTTACCCACTGATTCAAACGCAGTTGTCGAAAAGCATTTTCTTCACCGGGAGTTTCCTTTGCAGAATTACACGCAGCCACCACCTTATCCATGCCGATGGTCTTATCCAGACTTGGATTTGCCTTTTTCCAAACCTTCGGGTCAGTCCAATCTTCCGATTCATCTGCACCATAAATAACCGGATAGAAAGTCGGATCATGCTTTCTGCCCTCCAGAATGTCCTTTGCCTTTTGGTGAACTTCATAGCAGATTGAATTTGTGTCAGTTCCGGCGGTGGTAATCAGGAAATATAAAGGCTGCATTCTGGCATCGCCGGAGCCTTTGGTCATAACATCAAAGAGCTTTCGGTTCGGCTGCGTATGAAGTTCATCAAACACAACCCCGTGAATGTTGAAACCATGTTTGCTATAGGCTTCAGCAGAAAGCACCTGATAGAAGCTGTTGGTCGGGATGTACACAATACGCTTTTGTGAGGTCAGGATCTTCACTCGTTTGGAAAGGGCAGGGCACATTCGCACCATGTCGGCAGCTACATCAAATACAATGGCAGCCTGTTGGCGGTCGGCAGCACAACCGTAAACTTCGGCACGTTCTTCACCGTCACCGCAAGTTAATAGTAGAGCAACGGCAGCAGCAAGCTCTGATTTGCCATTTTTCTTCGGAATCTCAATGTAAGCCGTGTTAAACTGTCGATAGCCGTTCGGTTTCAAGATTCCGAACAGGTCACGGATAATCTGTTCCTGCCAGTCCAGCAGTTCAAATTTCTTTCCCGCCCATGTGCCTTTGGTATGGCTAAGGCATTCGATAAAGGAAACAGCATAGTCTGCCGCCTTTTTATCATATTTTGAATCTTTCGCCATAAAGCGTGTTGGTTTAAATCTTGCCATTGTTCTCACCCCCCAACAAAAAAGACCTGCCAAAAAGCAAGTCTGTATCATTTATTTTTATGCCCCGGTGGGCTTTTTTTTAATCGAGATTCTATTCCCATTGTAACCATATTACCATACAAAAGCAAGGATAGCAAGCGGCTAAACAGACAGAAAAAACGTAGAAATTTCGCCGTTTTCTTGTGTAAGATACACCAATAGAAATTTTTCCGGTACGACCGCCAGAGCCTTTCGGCTCCGGCTTGTGGGATTCGGTTTTGAAAAAATCAGTTGTACTGTTTCAGCAGGATCGCCAGTGCAGTTTCGGTTTCCTCATCCTCCGGCGGAATATCCATGCCCCGGTCGAAATTGAACACCGTTTTGCCATTCCGCCGCAGGGAGATTTTCGAAGCTCTGCCTTCCTCATATCCAAAAGTGGAAGGCTCCTCGTAGTGTTTCACCCAGTAGTGAAATACGCTTGCTCCAACCCGAATCGTTCCTTCTGTCCACATTGTTTTTTCCTCCAGTTTTCGTTGTTTTTGCCTCTTGGCATGATGTATATTACCATAACCGCCGAGAGAAGTCAACGAAATTTCCGGCATATTCTGCACAAAGATGAAAGCAGAAAATTGTGTATGATACCAACCAAAAAAGCAAGCCCCACGTTGCCCTGTGTGAGGCATTTGCGGAAAAGGAAAAACCACTCGGAGGAAACGAAACTACGCCGGACAGGGCAACACAGTGGCTGTACGAGCCGCAGCCCCTTTCGGGGCTTTGGTCTTGGGTTGTGGTTTTTGGATTACCGTCCGGTCTGGCACTCCCATTCGAATTCGCAGGCGTTTTCGTACTCCTCATCGAAAAGGGCATCGTCATCGATTTCCTTTTCCGTAAAGTCGATGCTGTCGATTTCCTCGCAAACCGTGTGGAGGCTTTCGGCATCTGCCTTTGCAAGGCTTTCTGCGTTTTCCTCAACCCATGCGGTGAACTCCTCGTTGTCCATCCTGTCCTCGTTTTCAATCTCCAGTTCGTATTCGTAGTCCGCATCGAACCAGGTGATGACCGCCTTTGTGATTTCGGTTCTTTCGTTCCAGTCCGTTCTGTTTGCCATTGCTCTTGCCTTTGCGATTCCGTATGCTACCATTGTGTTTTTCCTCCGTTTTTGGTTGTTTTCCCTTTCGGTAACTGTATATTACCATACCTTTTGGCGTATAGCAAGCGGCTAAATGTACAGAACATGAGGCGATATTTTCGCTGTATATTTGGTGGATCTGACACTGGATAAACTTGCTTTTCTATGGTAAAATACAGTACAATGGAAAAGGCATCTCGGAAAATCGCAGCCACCAACCAAGCCCCGCACAGTTCGCCTGTGTGGGGCTGGTTTTGACTTTGGGCAGTTTTTCGGCAAGTGCTCTGAAAGCCCACACAGGGCAAACAGGGCGGTTACATGGGGAACTTTCGGTGCATTACAGACAGGATTTTCTCCCGTTCCTCCGTGGAAACGCCGATGCTTTCCAGAGCCTGCCGAATGCCGCAGTCTGGGCAAATGGGCGTTTGGTTGTCCGTTCTGGAAAGTGCCGACACACCGGAGTAGAGTTTTCCGCAAAGTGGGCAGACTGCCGAAACTGACTTATCCGTTTTCATGGTGGTACACCTCCCGTTCGCTGATGTCCATGGCTTTCCGCAGGTGTTTCAGGTCAAAGCCGAACTGACGGTATCCGTCCACACAGGTGCGGATGTAGGCAGAAGTGGGAATGCCCAGTTTTCGTTCCTCGTGCATGATGTACACAAAGGCGGTCAGCTTTTTCCCGGTTTCTGCAAGGGGAAGTTCCAGTTCCGTTTTGTAGTAGAAATGGGGATACCCCTCATAGCGGTCGAGGGCAAGTTCATCTCGTTCCGACATCGACCAGACTGCCGCCGGAACGGTACAGCCCTGCTTGGGTTCGATGGTCAGATAGGAACCGGTCTTACTGCCCTTGAACAGCAGCTGGTAATTTGGAATCTCCGCAGTCCCCACAATTCTGGCATCCGGGCAGCGGAACTGCATCTGTTCCACGTTCAGATTGCTGCCGTAGGCAAGGTAAAACTTTTTCATGCAATCAAATCCTTTCTGAAAGGGATACCCTTTCACCACCATAAGACCGCCGAAGCGGTCTGGTGTAGCTGGTAGCAAAAGGCTGTCTCTTTATCTGCCGAACCGGAAGGCGGCATCGCCGTCCAAGTTTCTGGTGAGGAACGTTCTGGCGGTGGCGAACTCCTCGCCAACCAGACCCAATCGAATCAGCCATGTTCGCATGGCGAATTTCGGATTTTCCGTTTGCTGTGGCTTTGGACTTGCTGTTTTCAGTTCCTTTGCCATTTCGGAAAGGGCAAGGCAAAGCTGAATGTAGCTTTTCAATTGCCCAGCATGGAGTCCATTTTTCTTTTCAGCTGTAGGCTTGTCAAACTGGAAAAGTCTGAATTCGATTGTTCCCTTTGTAAAAGTTGCGTGATAGTTCAGCATATGGTATCGGCTGTCATTGTAGTGCTGATTTCTGCCGTAATTTGCACCGTTTGTCGTATACCAGATGTCTGCAAACTGTGCCATGTTGGTGGGCTTTTTCCGGTTCAGCTGTTCGATGAATTGGGGATTGACCGTTCTGCAATATCGGTTCATTCTGCCTTGGTCGATTTTCAGGGCATCTGCAATCAGCCGTTCGTGGCTCGCCATAAGGTTGGCGAGGTTTCGCAGAGTTTGTGGTGTGTGTCCGTTGGCACCGATGTGAATGTGAACCCCGGCTCCGATGCCTGCATGGCTGATTGCTCCGGCTTTGCGAAGCTTTCTTACCAGTTCCTGCAAGGTTTCAATGTCCTCGTATTTCAGAATCGGCGTGACCAGTTCGCACTTTTCGGCATCGCATCCTGCAATGCTGACGTCTTTCTGGAATTTCCATTCTCTGCCCTGTGCATCCCAAGCCGACCAAGTGCTGTAGCCGTTTCGGCTGGCGGTGTATTCGTATCTGCCTGTGCCGAAATGGTCGGCGGCAAGCTTTGCAGCTCGCTCTCTGGTGATGTGGTTCATCTCAATCTCCACGCCAATGGTCTGCTTTTTCAGGTTTTCAATCTGTCTTTCTGTTTTAGCGTTCATAATGTTTTCCTCCGTAATTTCGGGCTTTTTTTCCTTTCGTTGTAACCATATTAACTCTAAACGGAGGAGATAGCAAGCGGCTAAATCTACAGAAAATGAGGTCAAAAGATTGTGTAGAATACACGCTTGCAATCCTTGCGATTGTATGGTAACATACCGTACAATGGAGGAGGTGCCGCCTTATTTTTTCGCCTCGGATACGGTCTGGAAACTGTCGATTTCGGGAATCAGAGCAAGGGAAGAACCGTTCTCCCACCGCATATGAATAGAACCCGCATCGTCAATGTGCGTGACCTCGCCGACTGTTCCGGGAAGAATCGGATATGTTTCATTTCGCATAGAAAGCAGCTGTAATTTTGTTCCTTTTGGATACTGCTTTCGGAGTTGTTCCAGATACGATTCACTCGGAAACTGCATCAGTATCACCAACCTTTCTGAATGCGGAATTGCCGGACAGATGCCGGAGAATGACCTTTCTTGCCGCCTTGAATTCTGCTCCCACCATTCCTAGACGAATCAGGAAACACCGCATGGTGTACTTGGGATTGTCGGAGGTGTCCGGCTTGCGGTTGATGCGGCTCTGGTTCTTTGCAAATTCGCAGAGCATGGAAATGAAGGTGCAGTAGGCATCTGCATCACCATCCTGTTCGACCGTGAACCACGGGAATTCCACCTTTTCATCCGATGGAATGATGTCCAGCGAATCCGTTTGAAAAGCTGCCTGAAAAAGGGAAGCCTTGTTTTCGCAGATCTGTCGGAGATTGCCCAGTGTATGCTCATCGAAAAAATCTGCCGGCATCTGAACTGTCAATTTTGTGGATTCCGGTTCTGTTGTGTCCGGAACAGCATAGCCCCGACTTGCCAGTTCGGCAAGAAGCCGTTCTGTTTCCTTATGGTCGGCTTGGTCACTGATTTCCAGATCACCTGCTTTGGTAACAGTGTAGCATTCCCCGATTTGGTAGGCACAGGTGGGCATGAATTGATATACTGCCGGAATGCCGATAATCTCACTGATGGCTTTCACCAGTTCCTTTCGATTTTGACTGTGATAAGTAATGGTCATGTGAAAAACTCCTTTCTTTCGGCGTTTTTGCTTTCGCCATGACACATATTAACTCTGTTTCCCACAGATAGCAACTGTGAGATGTGTAGAATGTTTCGGCTGTCATTTGTAACAGATCACAAATCTGCCCAGACGATTCCGGCAAGCACAAAAACAGCAACATTCAGACAGATGCCATTCCCCCAAAGGCGGTACTCTGCTGCATCACGATATGGATCTTGCAGCCATTTCTGTACCATCTTTCGACTTTTGGGACGGCTCTCCGGTTTTACCGCTTTTCGGTATTCTTCAAAAATCATCGTCCATCGGTCGATTTCTTCTTCTGTAGGATTTTCCGATGCCAGGTCACTGCACCATTGATCCGGAAATCCCTGCAGTCTTGCACATTCCTGCGGTGTCAGTCTGCGAACCGCATAACCGCTGGAAACGATACTGGGGTCTTTATGGTCTCGTGCCAGCAGTGTAGGGGTCGTTTCCAGAAATGCACTGCTGAAATTTCCCGTAGAAGCAGCATACACTGCATGATGGTCGGTAGCATTCAAAGTGAAAGCGACCTCTTTGTTGACACCGCCGCCCTGCGGTCCGTTTTGGTCAGACCGACCGATCATTGAACCCTGCAAAGCATAACTTTCCAGAACAGCAATACCGCCTTGGTTTTTTGCTGGTGACTGGTCGCTGGTGTCCAAAGTACGGGAAGTGTCTGCCTCATAAATGCCGCTGTGTGGATTACCGGAAAGCATGGCATTGCTGGAAAAGGAACTGATACCGTATGCTTTTGGCTGAAATACAGTCTGGTCATTGTTGCAGGACAGCGTAGCAGATTTGTTTTCCTGTATCAGACTGCCTTTTCCACCGCCGGCTTTTCCGCAGCGAATCTTCAGCGTTTTCGGCGTATCCATCAGCAGCGGAACATTTCCGCCACCGGTTCCGCATCTGGAAGTCAGTGTCTGTACTTTTCCGTTCTCAGAGATCTGAAGCCGGCTGTCAGCAGGATGATTTTCCAGTACACAAGGCGGATGATGGGCTTCTGCCCGAAGGGTGGCAGTGCGTTCTTTCAGAATGTCTATGCGTTCTCCGCCCTGGTCACACAAGCACAAGCCTGCCGTTCCAGAGCTGTCCGCAGCACTTCCGGCAGTTCTTTGCCACGTACGGAGGCTCTCCGCAGAATACCCTGACAAGCCTTCGGACTCAAATAGTATTTTTCCGGCACTTGTTCCGTCAAAATCTGCGACAAGAAAGATCCGTTTTCTTCGTTGGGGGACTCCCCAGTATTGTGCATCAAGAACTCGCCATGCGAGGGAATAGGATTCTGCCAGAATCTCTCCGGCTTTTGTCCATTTTCCCGCAGGTCGAGGAATTGAAATGCTGCTGTCTTTGACCGAACAGATGGCCTCGAGGACACAGCGGAAATCTTCTCCGCCGTTGGAGGAAAATGCTCCGGGGACGTTTTCCCAGACGATGTATCTTGGATATTTACCATTGCTTGCACACCTCATTTCTCGGATGATACGGATTGCTTCGTGAAACAGAGAAGAACGGCTGCCGTTCAGACCGGTTCTTTTTCCGGCGATGCTCATATCCTGGCATGGACTCCCAAAGGTGATGATGTCCACAGGCGGCAGCTTTGCACCATGCAGTCCGCTGATATTGCCGAAGTGTTGTACCTGCGGCAGCCGTTTTTCTGTCACACGAATGGCAAACGGTTCAATTTCAGAAGACCAGACAGGCACAATGCCTGCCAGCAGTCCGGCAAGCGGGAAACCGCCGCTACCGTCAAAGAGGCTGCCAAGAGTGAGCGATCTATTCATTAGTCACCTCCAGATTATTTCCTGCTTTATCGCATGATAAAAGAAACGCCCTGCATACTGATAATTCTGCAAAGCGTTTACATTTCTCTATAACTTTACTTCGTATCCATATTGGTGCGGCAGGAACGTTGTTATATCTTCCATATTCGCCAAACATACACTCCATACCAACATTTCTTGCCTGAACTGCCTCTTGAAATGTATCGTAGTATCCAAGATGAATATCCAGCTGACTGATTTTGATTCTTGCACGATATTTCTTTCTGGGTGGATAATAACTTACTCCGCTTACACCCGATGTGTTATTTTTTTGAAGCGGTTGATTTATTTGATTTTGCTGATGTGTACAGAAACGGACATTACATCTTCGATTATCCAATGTATCAAGATTGATATGATCCAGCTCCATTCCTTTTCTTGTACTAAAAAGCACTTGATGCAGCGGTCGACCATGGCAGTCAACGATATATATTTGCCTACCTTTTCTGCTTTTATAAGAGACATACCATTTGATATCTTTTATTCTACTGAATAAATCAGCATCAAACATGAATATCGTCCCATCGGAAAGATGACCATAGCCAATTATACCATCATCAGAAAATGTGTAATTCACATTGCCGATATCACTCACGTCCTCTCTGAGCGTCATTCACATTGCTGTCTTGAATATTCAGTTCGTCTGCTGAAAACTCATGTACTTCTGAACACGGGTACTTTACTCCGTTGCGCAGAACATACACGCCATCAGCTGAACCAACAGCAGCAATGTATCTTCTGATGATCGCTGATGCATATTTGGGATCAAGTTCTTGTGTGTAACAGATTCTGTTGGTCTGTTCTGATGCAATGAGTGTAGAACCGCTGCCGCCGAAAAGATCAAGAATGATTCCGTTTTCCTGTGATGACATACGAATCGGATATGCAATCAATGGAAGAGTTTTCATTGTAGGATGTAGCTTTGACTTTTTCGGCCTGTCAAATTCCCATACAGTAGTCTGCTTGCGGTCACCGTAGAATTTGTGCTTTGCAGTATCCTTGAAAGCATAAATTACTGGTTCGTGCCGCATTTGGAAATCCATTCTGCCGATAACAAGCGTATCTTTTACCCAGATACAAGTTGTAGAATAGTGGAATCCCGCATTAACTGTTGCTTTATAAAAATTACATTTTTCTGCATCTGAATGGAAACAGTAAAATGCTCCGCCGTCTGCGAGAGATGTATATGCGTTTTTGAACGCGTCCAAGAGGAACTGATAGAACTTCTCACTGTCAGACCATTTGTCATTCATAATTGTCATACCTGTACCGCCGGAATATGCACAATTATACGGAGGATCTGTAATACAGGCATTTGCTTTCTGACCGTCCATCAGCAAGGCAACTTCATCAGGTTTGGTGGAATCTCCGCAGCGAAGTCTGTGTCTGCCGAGAAGCCAGATGTCACCATTTTCAACAAATGGTTCAAACTCTGCCGCCTTATCTACATCAAAATCATCATCTTTTACATCTTCATCTGATGCAAATAAGTCCGCAAGTTCCTTTTCATCAAATCCGGTCATGGAAAGGTCGAATCCGAGCTCCTGTAGCTCCTGCATTTCAACGGACAGCAGTTCTTCGTCCCAGCCTGCGTCCAATGCCATCCGGTTGTCAGCAAGAATGTACGCTTTCTTCTGTGCTTCGGTTAGATGGTCGGCATACACACATGGTACTTCTGCAATACCTTCTTCCTTTGCCGCTTCGATTCTGCCGTGACCAGCCAGCACATTGTATTCCCGGTCGATAATGACCGGATTCACAAATCCAAACTCGCGAAGGGAAGAGCGAAGCTTCAGGATCTGTTCCTTGTTGTGCGTTCTGGCGTTATTGGCATAGGGGACTAGCTTGTTGATGTCAACAAGCTGAAATTCTGTGGTTGTGGTCATGCTCCATTCCTCCGCTTCAAAACTTTCTGTAAACCTTTTCTGGCGTCCAGCACTTTTCCGCTGACCGCCTGTCCTTTTATGGTTCTGTATTGCTGTTTTGTCATCTTCTGGCGATTGGCTTTCAGATCTCGCCAGAACTGAGTATCTGCTTTCATGCTACCTCACTTTCTGCTGCTCAGAAGCTGTTCCATCAAATCATCCTGTGGCGTACCGTCAAATTTGGTCGTACAGTTCTGTTTTACAATATCGAAAATCTCATACCAGAGCAAATTTGCCTGTTTCTGAAATGTCTGGCTCATCTGCACAAATGGAGAGGCAATAACGCCGCCGGTGGTCGGGTGCTTTCCCAGCAGTCCATAGGTACTGAGGGCTTCTTCACACTGTACAAATCGGGCGAATGCCTGCGAATAGCTTTCCAGCAGCCGTTTGTTGACGTGCTTTTCACAGCCACGCTGTTTTAGCCAGAGCCACGTTTCTTTGTATACAATGTCTGCTCCCAGTGGTTTTCCGTTCTTCTGCTGGGCAGACAAGTATGCACTGGGGCTTGGCATATCCGCACCGGTCAAATCAGCGGCATCGTCCAGATCAGCTGCATCCAATTCCGGAGCATGAAATTCTATAACATCTGCATCCTTGCCCTCTGCAATTTTGTCGGAGAGGGCTTTCGGCTTATCGCCTGCACGAACTCGTCTGCCGCCTCTTCTTGTGCCGTCCTTTGCCATCTGATTTCACCTGCCTTTTGAGAGAAAAACAGCCGAAACTGCGTAGGTTTCGGCTTGTTTGCATATTTTTGGGTTAATCCCCCGTTTGAACCTTGGTTTTCGTGCGTGAGAGGGAACGCCGGTCTGTAAAAAATTCACAATTAGAGATTTTTATCCCCCCACCGGCAGCATTTCAGACACAATCAATACCGATAGACGGGATTTTGGTCTTCCGTCCATGTCTTGCGGTCATGGCAGGACTTGCAAAGAGCCTGCCAGTTGCTTTCATCCCACATCAGATGCGGATCACCACGGTGAGGAATGATATGGTCGACCACGGTCGCTGCCGTGAACCGTCCATGTGCTTTGCACCGCACACACAGCGGATGCTTCCGCAGGTACGCCTTGCTGAGCCGCTGCCACTTGCTGCCGTAACCACGCTTGGCGGCAGACGGTCGGTCTGGGTGCAGGGGCTGATGCTCTGCACAGTACAAACCGTCTGTCAGATTGGGACAGCCTGGGTGCTTGCAGGGCTTCTTACATTTCTTCGGCACAGCAGTCACAGCCTTTGCAACTCTCTGTGGTTTCTGCAGAGAGTTTTTTCAATGCTTTTTGGTATTGTTCCTTCACCCAGGCAACGCTGTCATTCAGTTCATCTGCAATGGCATCCCATGTTGCAGCGTAAAGATACCGCAAACGAAGGATCTCACGCTGGTCGGCATTGTGATTTGCCATGATAAGTTCTTCCAGCTTCCGTTTCAACCGAATTGATGCAATCAGATCGTCCCACGCTGCCTCCACGATCTCATGTATTTCATCTTCATCGATTTCCATCGCCATAGCTTTCCAATCCTGATAAATCACACTCTGTTCCTTGATGCGTCTGTTTAGATCCATACTGTTTCTTAAAACTTCTTTTGCAAGCATATCGATTCTCCTTTATGGACACGAAAAACAGCCCTCGCAGAATTTCTTCCGCAAAGGCTGTTTCGCTTTCTCCTGTTTTCCTACTTTACAGTATACCACATATGCGAACTATCATCAAGTGTTATGAACTATCATGAACTATCAACTTTTCATCCCTGCCAAGGCTTCCCGGTGCAAACGATAACAGGAAGGTTTACTGTATCCCATTTCTTCTGCGATCTGATTCCAGTCCTTGAATTCCAGATAACGCTTTGCCAGAATATCATGATGCTCCGTATCTGTGACGGCTTTTATCGCAGTATCAAAAACGGCTTTCAGATCTTCCAGTTCCTTTTTTGCAGTCTTTACTTCTTCCTCCAAGGATAAGATCTGAGAAACGCCGCTTTCCACGGCGTGAGATTCCGGCGATACGGGTTTGGGCAAATCAGAATAGGCAGGTGATTTGGGAAAAGAAAGTTTCTGACGAAGAGCATCTGCTTCCTTTTGTTTTCGGTCAATCCTTCTAAGAAGTCTTTGTGCCTGTTTCATGTATTCTTTTGCTGTCATGCCGTGATCTCCTCCAGCATTCTTTTTACCTCCTCCACAGAACGGACGATGGCAGCGTTTCCGCCGCATTTTTGTATTTTGCGAAGAGCCGATTCCTGCAAAGCAGTTGCTTTCCCTTTCTCCGTTTTTACTTCAAAGGCAAAGAACCTGCCGCCAATGCAGGCGATCACATCGGGGATTCCTGCCGTTCCATACATCCCGCCATGCTCCTTCCAGCAAAAACAATTCGGCACGGTTTTCAGATACCTCAAAATCGCCCTTACGATATCCGCTTCTTTCAAACTGCTCACCTCTTACCTCTTTACTGATTTTACAGGGAAATTTCTATTATACTCATAAAAAATGAGAAAATATATGGGGATATAAAATAGGAAATATATAAAAGATTACGGGAATTCCCTGCAAAGCCTGTAAACCCTGTCAGAAAGCTGTGCAGACCTCTCCCCTGGCAAGCTACACATGGCTTTCTGAAAAGCTGATGCCTCTCCACGTTCTCCGTTTTCCGGTTCTGTCTGCTGCTTTCACGACCGTGGGAAAATTTGCTTCCAGTTCGTTGTTGAAATTCTGCTGACTGTATGGAGCCATGCCGCAGCTGTCACAGTATGCTTTATACCGTGCAAAGAACTCCATTCTTCCCACTTCTGCATCCATTTGCAAAGTACAGCAGTCCCGAACAAACGCCAGCACACTGTTGCTGTCTTCCCGGTATTTCTGAAGTTCCTGTGCATTTGCCTGTGTTTCTGAAAAATGAAAATGATTCTGCATCAGCCGCCGCAGTCCTTCTAAGGCAAATTGAAAGATCCCATCTGCTTCACAGCGGAACTTCTCCAGAAGTTCCGGATCTCGTCGTTCCTCCGGCACAGAATGATTGAACCGGACAATGATCAGACGGCGGTAAAAGCCCTCCGATTTGTCCCCATAGTTCTTCGGAATGCTGTTGCAGGAAAAGAGCAGCCTCGCATAGGGCTGAAAAGAAAAGGGATTTTTGTTTTTCTTTTCCACAGTCAGATAATCCTCTCCGACCAACGCCTTGAAAATACCGTTGTCTTCAATGCCCTTTGTGGGCAGCTCTGCACAGATATTCGCCCACTTGCCAAAAAGTTCTGCGGTCTTGAATCGATCATTCAATGCCTGCCATGCTACATTGGACACATTTTCTTTTCCCAGCAGCAGTTCATTCAGTACCCGCAGCAGCACCGATTTTCCGGCACCGCCTTTTCCCACAATGATAAAGCACTTCTGGGCATGATTGACCGGAATGAGAAAGTAGCCCAGCATCTCCTGAATCAGCGTCACCTGATCCTCCTCCACGGATTCATGCAGAAACTGCAGAAATCTGGGACACTTTGCATCGGACATATATCGCACATTCAGCTGTACCGTAGACAGATACTTTGCGGTGTGTTCCGATAAGGTTTCGTCCAGCACATTGTACAGGCCATTTCGCACATTGATGAGATAGGGATTGGGATTGAGTTCCCGAATATCCTTCTGCACCTGCATCTTCCATTGTCCTTCGGTATCATTGATCTGAGACAGCTTTGTGTATCTGGTCAGCATTTTATCCCGTACCATATTTCTTGCTGTCAGTTCCGTGATGCTGTGATAAACGCCGTTTTCATAGCAATAATACTGCTCGGCAGAATAAAACACGGGGGCATTCTGTGTCATGTATTCTGCAAGCACACCGGGCAGAAACTTCGGACCCCGTTCTGTCATTTCATACCAGTCGGGAATTTCCATGCCGGAGCGATGCTTCCGGGTTTCTGATTTGTTTTGAAATGCTTTGTACAGTTCTTTTTGCAGAGCAAGCAGCGGCTTGACATCTGCATTTTTGAAACCGAAATGCTGCTTTAAATCGTAATGGATCATCGATTCGGCAGTCACGCTGTCCACATTGTAAAGATATTCCGACACAAAGTTTCGTGCAGTCTGCAAATCTTCCACCACGGCATTTTGCACCTTTTGCTGCTGTAGCAGTGCCCGAATGCCATCAATGGAAAGCGGCTGAAAACACAGAGCCGCAGGAGATTTACAGCTGCACTGTCCACTTCGCAGCTTTGGGCAGGAAAAGCCTTTCTCTGCAATGGTGCGGCAGGTCATAGGTTTTGTTCCGCTGCGAAGAAAATGCTGGATCTTATTCTGCGTTTCTTCAAAAGAATACTTCGGATACGGCTTGGAGTATCGATGTATGACCGCTGCACCGCCTTCAAACACACTTAAATTGGAGATCATCGCATACCAGTCATGTTCAGAAAGTACAGCTGCATTGTCCCGGCAGTACTTGATAAAATCGCATTCTGCTTCTACAACGCCGATCCCTTTCTGTTCTCCATGCAGCGATACTTTCGGTTGTTCTTCTGCTTCTTGCGAAACCGGCAGTCTTTCTATCAGCTGTTCCTGTGTGTATCTTCGTTCCGGGTGAAACGAGATGCACTCCACCAAGATCGGTTCCTTCTTGCAGTGATAGAATCCCGGCAGACGCATGACACGGCTTTCGTTGACGCAGGCAGGATCTCCGCCGAAATGCTGCACCAGTGCCTTTTGAATGGGACGAAACAGGGGCACCTTTGCCTCTTTGACAAACCAGTATGTATGCAGGGATTTTCTTGTTCTGATAACCATAGACGGCGGCAGCGGAAACGCATCGATGAGTGCCTGCTGTTCCTCGAAAGTTTTATCGTCCATCTCCACAAACTGTGCATTGATGCGAGTAATGCTGTCATCGGTCTGACCGCCGGAGTTCACCACAAAAAAGATGCCATGATTTTTCTGGTTATGTTCTTTCAGCGTGGACTCCACTGCAAAAAATTTTCCTGCTTCTACAGACATTTTTGCACCGGTAAAGATGCCTTCTTTCCGATCATCAAAAATACGCAGACATACGGTATCATCCAGATGAAAGATCGCATTGATCACGTCCTGTGCCGATATGTTCATACAACTTCCTCCATCTCTTCTGTGAAATATCGAATCGGCATATGCCTGCGTTTTGCCCATCGTATTTCCTGTTCCATACCCTCAGAAATGCTGCTGCCGAATACCCATAATTCCACGCATTTGGTTAATAGGACGTGATTCATGAACATTGCAGTTTGCCGTTCTTCCCCAAGGGTATCGTCCAGAAACTGCGGAAAGAGCAAATGCGGTGCAATGGGAATACTGTGATGTATTACCGCAAAACGACTGTATTTCCGGGCATTTTCAATGTTTTCATTGGTATTGCCACGATAGGGAGAACAGATATATACAAGCGGTCGGAATGCCGCCAGTTTCCGTGCCTTTTTCTCCTCGCTCTCTATTCTTTTCATTGCTTCAAATTCGGTCGGCGAGAAGTATCCTTCCTTGTTGTGTGTTTCTGCCAAGTTCATTCCTCCAGTTCCTCTAAATTGCCGAAGCTTTCTCCGGCAGATGCTTCTGCCACAAGGGGCAGATCAAACTCCGGAAACGGCTGCTGTTCCATACAGCCTTTCACAAAAGCCACTGCTTCCTGCAATCTGTCTTTCGGAATGAGAAACGTCAGTTCATCGTGAATCTGCAGGATCGGTCTCAGCCATGGGCGTGACGGCAGTCCTTCTAAAATACGGACAATTGCCAGCTTCAGAATATCCGCAGCCGTTCCCTGAATCGGGGTATTCAAGGCACATCGTTCCGCAAAGGACTGCAGTCCCCAGTTGTCGCTGCGAATATTGGGAAGATACCTTCTGCGTCCCAGCCAGGTTTCTGTATACAGTTTCTGCTTTGCGGTCATCTTTGTTTCATTCTGCCAGACCGTCAAAGCCGGATAGCCAGCCTTCAGATTGCGAATGATCTCTTCACATTCCGGTATAGATTTCTCTACGCCTGCCTTGAACTTCAATGTGCTCTGCAGTCCCTTTGGAAATAGCCCGTAAAATGTGCCAAAGTTCACGTTCTTGGCGATGGTACGCTGTTCCTTGTATTCCGGTCGATGCTTGTTTTGTGCTTCTGCATAGGTACAGCCAAAAATGACGGCAGTGGTTGCCGCATGAATATCCCCGCCGTTCTGATAGGTTTCCATCATCGTCTTGTCCCGGCAGTAGAATGCTCCCACACGCAGTTCGATTTGCGAAAAATCGAGAGACAAGATCAGATGATTTTCCGGAGCCTGAATAAAATTGCGGACACCGATGGGATCGTTGCTTTTTCTGGGACAGTTCTGTAAATTGGGATTGCGGCAATTCATGCGGCCTGTTTCGGTGGACAATGCAAAGAAATCCGGATGGATCTTTCCGGTTGCAGCGTTTCGGAATTTCAGATAGCCGTCAATGTAGGTGGACTTGATCTTGCCCCATTTCCGGTATTCCTGTACCAACGTAAACAGTGGAGAGAGTTCCGGACGATTGGCATCACACCATTCCTTCAGCAAGATCATAGACGCATCATCTGCTGCTTCTCTGTTGGATGCAGTGACTTTCATAACAGGCAGCTGTAAAGTCTGATACAGATACTCCTTGAAAGCTTTAGTGCTGCAGTTTGCACCAATCGGAACATCGCCAATGCACATTGCAATTTCATTGCGGATATATTCCATTTGCTCCCCTGCCTCCTGCTGACGCACTTTCATCAAATCTGCATTCACAGGCACGCCGTTGTATTTCATCAGCCCTAAGTACACCGCTGCAGGTGATTCGATTTCTTCCACAAGGTACCGATGTTTCGGCAAAAACCGATCAAACCAGTTATTGAAAATATGATACAGCTGCAAGGCAAAATCAGAGTCCGCACAGCCATAGCGTATTGTTTCTGCATCCTGTGCATCCAGTTCGTCAAAGTGTCTGCCGTTTGTAACATCCGAAAAAGTGGGCAGCCGTTCATGACACAATTCTTCCGCCAGTTTTTTCAGACCGCTGTCAGCAAGTTTGCGAAATGCGTAGTTGCTTTTCAAGGTCATTTGTGCTGCACAAATGGTATCATACACCGGCGGCTGGATCACGATATTCTGATGATAGGATATTGCAGATTCAAAGGCAATATTGTGAGCAACTTTAACGATACGCTTGTCCATGAGAAAAGCTCGCAGAAATTGCAAAAAAGATGTCAGTTCGACATTTTCTCCTACTTTGTGAGCCACTGGGACATATATTCCGGTATGCTCTTTGACAGAAAAACTGCATCCGGTCATATGGTTTTTCTGCGGATCCAGAGCCGCCTTTTCTTCCATGCGGTAAGGCTCGTTCGGTGCAGTCTCATAGTCAAAAGCCACAACTGCTGCATCTCCGATATACTGCTGAATTTCCTGCACTGAAGTGACACATCTGTAATTCTCCATAGCATTCTCCTCAATTCAGCGGCTCCATGACTTCGCCGGTTTCGGGATCTACAAGCAGTGCATCTTCTGTATCATAGCCCACATTTTTACTAAGTGCCTTGACCTGTTCTGTCACAGCTGTGATCAGCGGATATTCTTCCGGAGACAATGCCCGTTCTACGGCAAACTGTGCCTGCGAATAGCTCATGCCTGTGCTGCTGACGGCCTTTTTCAGTGTGAACTTTGTCACAACAGCATTGGAATTCTTGTATTTGGGAATCACACGCATCAGATAACGGGTAAAGGACTTCAGAGAACCGGTAGGCAGAGACAGAATTACCGGAAAAATATCGCCCTCCCGAAGCAGATACAGACGACGGCGGTTCTTGCAGGCTTTTGCACCGTTTTTCCCGGAACCGTACTGATTCAGCGGACAGGTACCACAATCTCCGCCGGGCGTTCCTTCCCCATGATGTCCGTCAAAGCTGCCGCAGTCAGGCGGATTGGAGCCGCCCTGATATTCGCTTTGGTAGTAGGCATTCAAAGAATGCTGATAGAGGATCACAGCTGAAAATGTTTTTACCGTGTCCGGTTCCTCCGGATTCTCACCGGGAATTTCAAACATTACACCGCCGCCGGATGGGATCTTGACTCGTTCAAATGCTGCGGACAAGCCGTCCATTTCTGCACACATCACATCGGCAAGATCAAAGTCCTGCAGAGCAAGGAAGCCTGTTTGGTTGGTTTCCATCATTTCATTTTTCATTGATTTCATCCTTTCATTTTGCAGATTGACGAACAGATACAGAGGTCTGCTCATAGACATGGACAAGACCGCTCAGCCACTCTGGTACAGTATCCTGATTTTCTGCGATCTGCTCTTTGACAAAAGCAGACAGACTATTGGCATTGACAGTTTCATAGACCAGATCTCCGCAGCCGTTTTCTTTCAAGGCTGCATACAGTTCTTCTTTGCGTCCTGCCACAGCAGAAGCACGAATTTTGGTGGTCAGAGCAAACGTCGTTCCGGCACGCGTGAAATTCTGTGTTTCTGTTTCTGCCATCAGCATAGAAAGCTGATAATCTGCCTGTTCAATTTCAGCGTTCATTTCTTTCAATCGCTGTTCTGCATTCTTCTTTTTCTCACGGAGTTGTTTTAGCTGCTCCGCCAGTTCATACATGTTCTGTGTTTGCATTTCAAACTCCTTCCTGAAATGGATTGATTCCGTTTCGGTAATCATCCACCAGCATTTTCGCCAGATCTGCCTTATCCCGCAAAGCACGAAGGATTTTTGTATCGACTGTATGTTTTGCAGTCAGATAAATATACAGACAGTTTTCTGTCTGAGAAACTCGATGGATTCTTGCTTTTGCCTGTTCAAAGTTAGACATGGAATAGTCCAGACTGTAGAACACCATGGTGGATGCTGCGGTAAGTGTGATGCCCAGACCTGCCGCTGCGATCTGCCCAACAAATACACAGCAGTCTGCATCTTCCTGAAATCTCCGGATTTCTTCGGCACGGTTAGAAACACCGCCACGCACAGACGCATAGCCAATCTGTTTTCGTTTCAGCAGTTCCTGAATGCCGTCCAGTTCTGGGACAAACCTTGCCAGAATGACCAGCTTTTTTTCTTCTGCAAGCATGGTGTCCAGAATATCGGACAGAGCATCCAGTTTTGCTGTGCTGACAGCATTGCAATCTCCCTCGTCATTGGTGAGGTGACCGCCTGTGACCTGAGACAGACGAAGCATTTTTGTCAGTACATTTACTGCCGAAATTTCCGAACCTGCAAGCTCCGCAAAGCATTCTTTTTCCAGCTGCTTGTATAGTTTCATTGCTTTCGGTTCCAGTTCTACCGTGCGGATTTCCTCGGTAATTTGAGGCAAGTCCAGACATTCCGCTTTGGTCACACGATAGGCAACGGAATGCAGTTTTTGCAGGAATTCATCCATCATCTGCTTTCGGAAAACCGGAATGTGATTGCCGTATCCGCACATATCGAAATAACGACTGCGAAAAGCATAGAAGCTTGTCCCGAAGATCTCTTTATTCAGAAAACGATACTGGGAAAAGACATCCAGTTCTTTGTTGGTAATGAGTGTACCGGTCAGAAGCAGCTTGTATCTTGACTTGTCTCCGAGATGGTGCATGGCTTTAGACTGCGATGTACGATTTTCTTTGATCTTATGTGCCTCATCTGCTATGATAAGGTCGGCATGAAAGGCAAGAAGGTCTTTCTCCAATCGCCATGCAGATTCATAATTGACAACAGCGATTTGCAAATCATTCCCGCGCAGCTTGGAAAGCTGTTCTTTTTTCTGTGTACTGCTGCCTTTCAGAACAGTCAGCTGATATGGAAAAGCAGCAAAACGTGCAAATTCCTGTTCCCAGACAGAGAGAATAGACAGTGGTGCTGTGATCAGGATTCTTCTGATATGACGATACTGATACAGAATTCCAACAATGGCAATGCTGGTGATGGTCTTTCCGCAGCCCATTTCCATGAGCAGTGCCACGCCATTGCTGTGTATCTCTGAGGGCAGGATGCCAAAGCGTTCGCAGGCAAAGCGGCAGGCGGATTGTTGATGGTGATAGAGGGTTGCTTTAAGGGGGACTTTTAGAACTTCTTTCACTTTTTCTCCTATGCTTTGTATGGACGATATGTATCTGGACCAAATCTGGCAAGAATTTGCTTTAGTATTCGGCTTTGGTATACATCCGCCTTTTGCAGCAGTTCTTCCAGAACTGTAACTTCTTCTTTTGACAGCAGATTTTTATTTGGAGCATACCATTCCGGTATCTGTACTCCGCCACCGTTTCCGCTAAAAGTTTCAAGGGGATATTTCAGCATGAGTGCTCGTATGTCTCGGCGAATCGTTTTTTCTGAAACATGAAATTCATGCATTAAAATTGGAACTGTGCTTTTCCGACGGGAAATCAGTAATTTCAAAATCTCTTCTCGCCGTTCTACGAGACCCATGCCTTTCACCCCCTTTCCGATGTATTTTTATTCTACAACCCAAACTGGTCAGGTCGTGACCAGTTCGAAAAAGATTCACAGAAGTTTCACAAAATGAATTCTTTCAAGAATTACAAAACACCGACAAGGTACAGAAAAAATTCTGCACCTCATCGGATGTTCTCACTTTTTTACCAAACTGGTCAGCCACGGAGCAATGGGTCTTGCAATCATTCTCGCATTCAGATATGCCATTTCCAGTGTCAGACAAGTACTGCCCAGATAATATCCGTTTCGTTCTGCCAAGGTCATGGCAAGGTTCGGTTTTTCCATATCTGTTAAACAGATCGGCAGCAGAAACTGCAATTGATTCTGGTATCCCTGCGGTACTACCAGCCCCGGTTCAATTACTGCTTTTCGTCTGCCCAGTTCCACTGCTGTTTCCAGCAGCAATGGCAGATTCTTAAACCGAAGCAGCTTCTTTGGCAGCCGTTCCCGATTTTCCGGGTCGCTGAGAATGTGTTCTGCATTTACCCGAATTGGCCATTCTGGATTGAAGTTTACACCATTTTGCATCATCGGGAAATATGGCTTTTTGGGCAATGGTTCTACATACCGCAGCTTGGAAGAAACAGCATCACAGAAGCCGGTGAAATACCATTTCAATGTGGTGTCTTTCTTTTTATTTCGTTCAAAGCAGGCGTAAATTGCCTGATACTGCCTTGTGTACAGTCCTGTATGAAAGCAGGCACAGTTGTTTTCCACATGGAAATATTCCGTTTCTCCGGTGTTGTAATCGATGCTCAGCTTCCGGAATATCATATGGAGATACCGTTCCAAAATCGGCGTATCTGTATTTTTACATTCGGTCTGCGGCTTTCGGAATCGCCATGCTTCCGGCAACGCCATTTCTGCCAATTGTTCTAACTGCCCGTACCAATCCGGCACATAGGCAAATTCAAATAAATCTGTTTCTATCATTTTTCTGTTCCTCTCCATTTAGGAATTGCTTTTATCAGCTTCAATTGTATTCGGGCTTTTAGATCTTCGTCAATATATCGATATGTTTTCCCTTGTGCATCCTCCCCTTTTACCGTTGCCAATGCATTGATGTAATCGTCATAAAAGCGGAGAATTTCTTCCAAAGCAGTTTTCTCCCCATTTACTGCGGCACAGATCAATTCATATGTAAGGTCATTTTCTTTCATCGCCATTCCTTTCATAATACTTGCGGATTGCTGTAAACGCTTTTTGTCTCCAGTTGTAAATGGTGCGAGGCGTGACGTGAAAGTACGCTGCGATTTCCTGATCGCCATATCCATACCAGAACTCCAAAATCAACGTTTCTCTCTGTGTTTTTGGAAGTTCCAACATAGCATCATAAAGCCAGTCGCTGGCAATCAAACACGGATACTTCTCGTTATCCAAAATGAAATGCTCTGACGGATACACATCTTCTATTTCCGGAACATTCATTAGGTCTGGTTTCGCCTCACGGTTTTGGATTCTCTTTTTTTCTGCCGCTGCATCTCGATATTCATTTCGCATTACAGTTTTCACAAAGCAGTCAAAGATTTTTATTCTGCAGCTTTTATCGATAAAGGGAGTCAATATGTTGGTTCCTCCCTTCTTATGCAGTTTTGCAGGTAGTGTGTATATCACCCCCTTTTAAACTACTAAGACGAATCAGGCAGAACGAAATCGGAAAATTTATTTGTAAATATTCTGTGTACTTTTATTTCTTATGCACAGCAACAAAAAAAGCAGCATACAAAACCGGTCATTTCGCCGGATTGTATGCTGCTTGAGGAAAAATAGAAAGGGCAGTCCTGCCCAGCTGTTTGCCGGACAGAACTGCCCTTTTTTAGTGATATGATGTCGAAAAGTAAGTTGTGTTACCAATTGATGTTGTTTGAAAATATTTTAACACAAATTTATCATTTATAGAATAAAAAAATTATACCATATATATTTCTAATATTATTTTTCTAATTATTGCTGTATCACACAAAGATATTTGTGGTTGAGAATATACATCAAAACAATTCCCTACGAATTTCTTCCAATGTTGGCGTTTGTTTTCCCCACTTTTGAAAAGCAACTTCACATTTTTTCAGATCGATGATTTTGCAATCCATTCTCTCAATGATGTGAATGCTTTCGAAAAAATATTCTGGTATTTCTTCTACTTTGAATTGATACTGCAAATTTAATTTTTGAGCCATTTTTATGAGTGAAATGGATACAAAATCTACAACAGGCTGGTAATCAGATGGACGTTTTCTGTATTGATTGATTCGTTTAGCAAGTTGTTCATTCCATGCGTGTTCATCACCATTTAGCATTGCAAGATAAATTTTTTTTAAATATGGCAAATGAATAAAATAGGCTTCCTGACTTTCATTTGGTTCTTCTGTGTCCATCAACAACAATTCTTTTGCCTTTGCATAATTTTCATATAACATGGCTTGTATCACTGGGCATGAGGTGGAATTTTCCCTTGCAAGTTCCCATTCTCCAACTGAAATTGCTTGATAAAGAAATTTTTCATGTGTTTCGATGTCATTCATATAGTCCATCACAATTTCATCCACTTGGCAAGCCTGCTGCATTTCTTGATATGCCATTGCATAATAAATAGCACCCATTCGATAGTATTGAAAAGTAGTGTTGATATCATTATCAATATAGTATTTATATTTCGCTGCAAGGTTATAAATACTCTGAAAAGCATAATATAAACTTGTAGCATCTTGAATTGCTCCAGCAACTGGATAATTTTCTTTGTGAAAGAAACGATGCAATTCCTCATATATTTGCAGTTCAATGGGTTCATCAATACTTTTCGCGTATTTTTGATATGCGATTTTAGATCTTGCAATATCTTTTTTTCTTTTTGTCGATTCATACTTTATTTTCATTTGTATCTCCTTAAAATTAATCATATCAAATTAGTCTATGATTAAAATAATACAAAACAATTTATATGATTAAATTTAACGTCTTCGTTTCCAACCAAGATTATATTGTAAATTGGAACAAGAATCACATGATTTTCGTGAAACAACTTGTACTGCATTATCAGTAGGTATATTATTTTTCAACATATATTGTACTGCACGAGGTTCTGCATGATGAAGTCGACCAAAATCAATACCTTTTGTGCTAATGCCCTTGCTTTTTAGTAAATCCAAATCCAAATTGGCATTTTTTCCACCAGCAAACTCTACTTTTCCTTTTCCAAATATATTTTCAGCTTCTTGACGTGCTTTAGGACCAGGAACACCTCTATTTTTAGAAAGTACCAATCTGCCATCTTTTGAGGTTGTAAGTGCATAAGTATTAGAAAATCCCTTTTTGGGGTTAGGATGCTGAGCTTTTACAATTCTGTTAAGAGAATCTTGTAAATAATCTGCATTTCTAATATCCTTCGCTGCATCTGCAGCATCCAGAACTGCGTCGCCCTTCTTGGATACTGTAATAGCAACATCCGCTGCTTTGGACAAATCATGTACTGTATCAACAGCTTTGTATGCATCATAAGCAGTTTCTGCTGCATGCACACCCACTTTTAGTCCTGCACTTGGAACACCTGGTGTTACAAGTCCGACTACATCTGTCAAAATATCAACAGCACCCATCGGAGTGGGTTCGATGCAAAATGAAACAATGTCAAATGCTAAACTTGCCGCATCAAAAAATGTATCCAGAAAATGACCAGTACTATCTGTTCCAGAAACAGGATTGTTGTGGCAATAGGTATACAGATTCAGGCTTAGTGGATCATTATTGCTACCTGCAAAAGAATCTCTTGAGATAAATCGTCCAGTTGAAGGACTATAGTATCTCGCACGCAAATAAATGGTAGCAGTTTCCTTATCATAATATTCGCCACAATACCGAAATGCATTGGTGTCAGTGTCATCAATATTCTTTTCTACACCAAAAGCATCATACTGATATGTTTTAGTAACAGCACCATTGTTGTCTGTTAAATTGACAACATCACCATGAGCGTTTTGTGTGTAGTAAGTATAATCTGACTTAACTGCCTGTACAAACTCACACCCTGCCAGCAAATTCGTTCCACGAATATAGATTTGTGCTTTATATGGATTGCTTCCATCCGCATCAACTGCAATCTGTTTATCATCATTCCAGATTTGATCGATACTATGACCATCTACAGTTTTGCTAATACGCAGACCATCTACATCATATTTATAACTTGCTGTTGTTTTGCCATCAGTAAATTCAATCAGCTGATTCAGACTATCATAAGTATTTGTCTCTGTCTTATCTGCTGTGATCTTTGTGATCTGATTTCCATTGGCATCATAAGAATAAGCAGTTTCTTCTCTTTTGGCATTTGTTGTGGTGCCTGTAATCAGATCTGTTGGACTAATTGCTAATCCATTATTTGAGGTTACAGCACTAGAAGCTTCTTTAACTGTCTTGATTTCTTTCTGAAGCAAGGCAGTATACTTGCCATTGACAGTATAATCATAGACAGTTTCATATTCTTCTGAACCATTAGCAACCATCTTAGAACGATTGCCATAGTCATCATATTCGTATGCATATGTGTCAGCTATCTTACCATTAGAAATGGATTCCTTGGTCAACCGCTTCAAACCATCATAGTCATATGATGTTGTTTCTATTGTACCATTTTCATTGCGTACTTTGCAAGCATCTGAACCATCTAAATAGTATGAATATTCGTAACTGGATATGTCTGATTTTCCTGATTTGGTAACAATCTTTGTAACTTTGTTGCATCCATTGTAGGAATAAGTCGATACCACACCATTTGCAAGTGTTTCAGAAATCTTATTACCATTTTCATCATAGGCATAGGAAGCTGTCAGATTTCCACTTTCCTTAACCTGAACCACACGCATTTCATCATCATAGGTATAAGAAATATTTTCATATACAATTTGATGATTGCGTCCGATAAAATAAGAACTTACATTTTGAGAAATGCCCTCATAATAATAGCCTTTGAAACCTGTATTGCTTTCCTCTGTGATTTTTCTTCCAAGATCATCGTAAAGATACAGTGTTTGTTCATTATTGATGTTAACACACTGTACTCTTCCCATTTTGTCATATTCATATGACTTACTTACATTTTTAGATGAATCATTAGAATGTACTATATTAGCTATTAATATACGATTTAAAGCATCATAAGTATTTGTGGTAACATTTCCATTTGCGTCTGTTACTGTTAAAGCATTGCCATTTAGATCGTATGTTGTTATTCCAGAGTCATAACCTGTGCTGTCAGTTGTCTTTACCAAATGACCCCATGCATCATACTCATAGTTCGTTTTCAAGTAATCTGAATCCGAATCTGCATGTAGTCCAGTTAGCATTGTTGTTTGAATGCCAGCATTGTTATACAGATATTTTGTGATGTTCTTCTCACTATTGGACGTACCATCACTCAATGTTACCTGTGTCAGCAAGCCCTGTGCATTGTACTGATTTTCAGTTACACTATACTTTATTGTATCCGAATCCTGCTTTTGAACAGTTTGCTTTGCCAGCGTTACATTGCCATTCTTGTCATACTGATTTTCTGTAATAGAATAGTTGACCGATCCATCAGTTTTAGTGTTAAAAGGTGTATATGTTCTACTAACTTTACAAATTCCATTAGCAGATTCTAAAGTTGTATTCTCATATTTGGTAATATTGCCAAGTGCATCAATTTCACATGCAATCTCACCATTTGCATAATAAGCATTTGTTTTCTTTATCTTACCATTTGTCTTTTCATAGATGGTTTTTTGCTTGAAGCTTGTCAAAACTTCAGATACAACTTGCTTATCAGCAGTAATATAGGTAGTATTTGTTGTTTTCAACGCACTACTAGATTTAGAAGAACTATTATCTAATCCAGTATATACATCAACACTATAATTTTTAATGAATTCATATGATGTGGTCGATTGAATCTGTTTTGAAGATTCAGAATCAGCTTTAAAATATTTAGCTTTTTCTCGCTGCAATCCATCATATTCTGTTAGACTAATTGTGCCGTCTGGATCTGTTTGCTTTGTAATGTTACCATACGCATCATACACATAAGAGGTAACATTACCTTCTGCATCCGTTTCTGATTTTTTGTTTCCGTCCGGATAATAAGTTGTCAAGCTGCCGTGGCTCTTATCAGCAGAATAATTCGGTGCATACTCCGCAGTTTTGCGGCTCAGCAAATCATATTCTGCAATGGTAGTCGCCGGTGTGCTTCCCGTTCCGTAATCTCTAGTAACTGTAACATTGTTGAACTTATCGTACTCATATTCCTTTACAGAATAAAGATTTTTAGAAATGTCAAAACTGGTGGTTTCCTTTGACACTTGAAGTTGTGCATTATACTCATAAGAAACTGTATTTACAACAGTATTTCCATCCTTCAGTGTCTTGGATTTTACCAGTCCTTTTCCAACGCCATCCTTGTAGTAATCATACTCAGTTACATTACCTTCGGGGTCGGTTGTAGCACGAATCAACCCTGCAATTCCACTCACATAACTATCAGCATAATATTCATGACTCGTGATTGCATAACTTGCCTCATTCGCTGCAAGATACTTCACTGGATCAAAATTGTCTGCTGTAACTGTATTGATATCAGTTTGAGATAATGGATGCAGACTGGTTGCTTCTTTCAAAAGCCGAGTTCCATTCGAATCATATGCTTTGATAGTTGCATTCCCAGATTCGTCAACTTCTGCAATAACACTGTTTTTATCATTGTAATTGGCAAGTGTGTATGTGCCATCTGCATTGGTGGTCTTGATGACATTGCCATTCGCATCACGGTCGTACTTTGTCGTATTACCCATGATGTCAACGCTTTCAGACATTTCGTCATACTTGTTTTCGTCATCAATCATGTTATAGGTGATTTTATCTACGTCGTATGTTTGACCATCAGTTTCAACAGTATTTGTCTTGACGGCATATTTTTCATCATAATCATATGTAAAAGTCTTGATAAGCGTATCGCCATCATACTCTTTCAGTCCTGTTTGTTTCTGTACTTTATCATAGGTATACACCTGTTTCAGACCAGATGCATTGGTCAGCCAGTTCACAGAACCATTCTCGTTGTACACGATCTGGTCTGTCATTTCATCGTAGCAGTTGGTGATTTTGCAAAGTCTGCCGTTCCCATCATACTCATATGTTTCAGTACCGCCAGAAACGCTGGTTGCTGATACCAACTGGAAATCATTGTTGTATTCGTAAGTGACAGTACGTTCTGCTGTGGTATCTTCTATTTTTGTAATGCGAGAATGTTCTTTATTGCCATTGTAAGTAATCGTGTAAGTTCTGCCTGTGGAATCCGTTACAATTCTCTGGTTGTTGGACATGGAAGAGATGGTCAGAATATTGCCCTCTGCATCCTTGACCCAATCCAGTTCGCCGTCTGCATTGAAGTGATACTGAGACTGAGCGGCATTTGTGATGGTGTATTCATTGCCGGACTTTGTCATGGTGCTGTGTGCATTCAGGCACTCAAATCCGCCGTTTCCATCATCCTTGAATGTGGTGTTAGATCCATCTGGAAGAACTACCTGATAGTAACCCTGTGCCGGAATTACGATCTTACTCACATCGATATTGAAATCCCAGCCAATACCAAAGCTGCCTTCCTCATCACTCATGGAATTGTAAGTGCGGACAAAATCGGAAGTGACACCAGGAGAAGTTACGCTCAAATCTGTAAAAGATTTTGTGTAATTGCCAGTTGCAATATGGACACCATCGCCAATCTCCCAGCCCTTACGGTAGAGGGTGTAATCCGGAATATCATACGGGCGGAACCATGGTCTGAACCAGTAGTTTTCTTCTGTGAAATCATTCAGGAAATAAATACCCTGGCAATAACCTTCTTCATCCACATAGCCAAAATTAAACGTGCGCTCTGTATTCAGCGAACCATCTTCATTGTTAATGTAGGTTTCACAGTTGTCCCAAAGAACAGTCTGTTTGCCGCCTGCATAACCAAAATAAATTGTCTGTGTACCAGAAGAATAGATAGACTTATCGCCGGAAGCTTCGTTTACTTCCCATGTTGGTCCGAGGAACCAGATATTTCCGGCTGTCCATTTGCCTTCCATGTCAGTCAATGTGATGTATGTCCAGTTTCCACCGACCATCAAGGTATCATCGCTATTGGTCAACTCAATTGTATCATAGCAGTTTGCCTGACCAAAATCAAAGCAGTTGCCAATGGCAACCATACCGCCGTTCAGATTCATCAGCTGACCGGTATTACCACCCCAGCCATCCGGCGATGCGGTACGAAATACCAGATTATTCTCAATCAGAAGTGCTCCTCCGTTAATATCCAATGTTGCGCCGTTTCCAGACCAGAATTGCGGCATATCGGTTGTGAAGGACATACAATCTGCAACATAAAGAGCGCAGCCGTTCAGGTCAAAATTGGTATCATGAAGATTGAAACTGTAGGGGAACATACCGTCTGACAGCATTGTCAGATTTCTCTTAAATGCATGATCCCAGTCCAAACTTCCGGTTTCTGGTTGAGCATCTGAAAACCAATTAATATCGAAATCGTCAATGATGCCACTGTTGTCCTTATCCATGTATTCATAGTAATTGCTGGAGCGATCTCTCAATTTAATTTGTTCATTTATTTTGTCAATGCCTTCATTGTAGTCCTCTGCATCTACCTTTCCATCATTTGTATAGTAATGGTTATAGACAAATGCAGGGGACTCGTAATCCCGTGCTGATTTAACAATGCTGGCAAAATCAGCCAGTTCCGCCTCTGTTGCACCTGTATCTTTCTGTTTTAACTGTAAGTCATAGTAGTTAATAACTCCGTTATTATCCAAGTCATATTGATATATATCCAACTGGTTCATATCATAGAACTCATTTTCATCGAGTTCTTCATACAATCTATAAAAATAATCCCAATCGGCATCGCCTACAATCCCATCTCCATCATGATCCATACTTGGATTAAATCCAGGATCACCACGATAAGCGCCGTAGCAGCTTTGCACATATGCCAAATCGCTGCTATTGATTACATCGTCGCTCCATTGGTTTGCATTGTCCTCATTCCATATCGTATCACCGGGCACAAGTGTTACCGTATCCAGCGAATCACCAGAGCCAATCTGGAACGAACCTGTTCCGAAGTCCTTCAGGTAAAACGGCAGATAACCATCGCACTCAAACTTCACATGATGCACGCCGGAGCCAGTTACAGTTGCAGTGTATTCTTCGCCTTCGGAAACCTCCCAGCTTTCAATTTCATTCCAATCTCCGTCAAAAATACGCACATAAATCGGTGTATTGTCGGAAGCAGCATGACCGTTTACTGTACCTTTCTGTACTTTACCGGTAATAGTTAAGGCAGATGTATCCTGAACGCCTGTTGCTTCTTTCAAATACTGAATATATGATTTTGCAGTGAAATCCCATGTAAAATCAGATGCAGACTCAGTTTCAGCTTCAACCTGTGCTTCTGTTCGGCTGCTATACGTCATGATATTCTGCTCAACCGATTCCGGCAGCTCAAAATAATCTACCTCGCCAAGTCCCTTTGTCGCTTCTTCAAATTCTTCCGCCAACTGATCAGCATTTTTCATGCCTTCAATTGCTTCTGCTGCAGAAGCGATAGTATCCGCGTGCAGAATGCCTTGAGATGCACCGTCACCAAAAACCATGATTTGTCCGACAAACATGAGAGACATGACTCCGGCTAATGTGCGTGTTAACTTTTTAGCCATCAATATCCTCCTTTTTAATTTTCATGTTATATACTTTTTTCGACAACCCATGTTTCAAAAAATGCAAGATTTTATACCCAAAGTATAGATATAAAGCCTTGCATTTTACGTTCATATAGTTGTTGTTTTTCTTTTATGATTCATCGCAACACCGATGATAAGCATCCATGCTTCTGTAGACAATCCCAGTACAATTGTTGCGGCAATCTGTTCTTTCAAAAAGATTAAAGAGAATATGCTAGCCGCCGCTTCAATTCCCAGAACAATTCTTGTTCGCTTACGATACACGTATTGTTCTGTATCATCTAATGGATTATTTTCCGTTTCCACCGGAGCCAGAATCCAGATGACAATACTTGCAACCACAAGTAAAATAACGGATGCAATCGGATTAATTGGAATCCACTTAATTACCGCAAGCAAAATCGCAATCATGATGGTAGAATTGATATAGCATCGAAAGGGACTGTCTGCATGATGACCACCAGCGCTGATCCGAATTGGTATGTATGCTGCATTTAACAACATGCAGAGAAGAAGCTTTTGAAACAATATGCCCAACAATAACGTCGTTATCACGTTCAGAAGCAGCATCATGCCCTGAAAAAATCCGTACACGTACACGTCTGCATCTGCTTCGGAAATAATTCCAGCACAGATTAATTTCCCTGCAAACCTTTTAGACAAATGTTCCAGCATCAGAATTTACGTAGCTTCTTTACAGACTTCGGCATTTTCGGTTCATAGTCCCACCACATACAAGCCTGTCCGGCACTGATCTGCGAAGTTTTCTTTGCAGCCATAGCAACACCTGTCAGCAAACTTTTTTTCAAGCTTTTCTTCTCTCGCATTTTCATGACCTCCTGTTCATAATTTCAAGATATCTTGCACATGCAGTATACCATGCCTGATTTGGAAATACAAGAGATTTACGTCAAATGGTCGTTTTTTTACGTCAAATGGTCAAACGGACAAAAAAATACCGGCTTTCCTGCCGGCATTTCAAGATTTGATCGGAATCGTCACGGAAACCTGAAACAATTCTTCTTTCGTCCTGACGGATACCACACCATGGTATTTTTCCACAGTTTTCCGCACATTGGATAAGCCAATTCCCATATGATCCTTTTTGGTGGAATGCCATTGCCGCGGAGAAAGATCCGCTGCTGCCTGACAAGTATTTGTCATTCGTAGGGCAAGAAGTCCCATCTTCTGACACAAAACCACCTCAATTCGTTTTACCGAACGATCCAGTTCCATACACGCATCTATGGCATTATCCAGCAGATTAGAAAAAATTGTCGTGGTATCCATATCGGACAAAAATTCCATGGGAAAATCCTCAATTTCCAGACTGAGCTGAATCGCCTCTTGTTCACAGCGCCGAGCGGCTGTATTCAGGATTATCTCTAAAATTGCATTCTGATTCCGAATTCTCGGCTGTAGTTGCTTCGCCGCCGCGGACAGATCGGAAAGATATTGTTCCCCATCCCGTGTGGATTTTCCCGCGATCCATGCCTGTAAGGCTGTAATGTGACGGTTGATATCGTGCGCCGTTTCACATGTCTGCTGATAGAGCTTCTGTAATTCCCGGTACATTTGCAGCTGGAGCTGCTGATGCTGCTGCATCAGGTCAGTCTGACGTTCTTTCTCCCGCATTTGAGAAATTTTATGGAATATATAAATAATATACAAATCCAGTCCTAAGAATCCCGCTAAAAACAACAGCATAGCCCAACCGGAGGATTTTTCCTGTGCTGTAGCAGAAAAATATGCAAAAATCCCAACTTCAAACAGCACCACCAGCACATAGAACATGACCTCGTGCCACCGGATCTTAAATTGTTCCTTGGAACGAATCAAAATCTTTGCAATTCTTGTAAGGACGATCTGGAGAATCCAGTTCCAGATATGATGTTGCCAGACAAGCGCTGTAGTTCCTAATGTTATTGAAATTGTATTTTGGTGAAATGCTGATACAACAATAACACCCAGTGCATCTGCACTTAATGTGAGCATTGCAAATAACGCTGTATACATAAATAAAGCAGCTTTATTGCAAGAAAACAACAGCCAAATTATTAGCAAAATAATGCAGCATCCTGAGATAAAATTCAGTGGTGAAATCTGTAAATACACAATTAAAGCTTTTGAAATCACTGCTGCTGTGATCAGCAAGATTCGTTTTACCATGTGGGTGGAACGAACAGGATATTTCCCATATAATAAATAAAAGCAAAGAACGACATTCAAAAGTAAAGTCACACAATCTAAAATATACTGCATAGTTAAAAATCTCCATTTGTCATATAACGATTTAACGCATCAAATACTTCTCCATATCTTCTGCGAGAAATCAGAATCACATCGTCATTTTCCATGACGAGCTTTTTATTTTTTCCGTCAATCTCCCGAATATGCTGGATGTTTACCAAAAAACTCGGATTCGGCATCAGAAAGTAATCGTGGTTTATAATACCATATACATTTGTGATACTGTCTTTGATGATATAATATTCTTTTCGCATTTGCACCCGAACCGTGCGATCCTGCACATAGCAAAAATAATAAATATCAGACATTTCTACATATTTACAGGAGTTCTCTGTTGACAGCTGAAAATATTCCTTGGGCATCGCATTTGTAATGCTGCGCTGGAAACTAAGATACTCATCCAGCACTTGAAAAATTGCAACTTTCTCCGTCGGTTTTGTCAGATATGCAAAAGGGTGAATTGTCATTGCCTTCTGGATATAGCTGTCGTAGGATGTGATATAGATCAGCGCAACCCACTTATTCCAGGCACGCAGTCGTTGCGCGGTTTCAATCCCATTAATGCCATTCATCTGAATATCCAGAAATGCGACATCGATCGGGATATTACATGACAATAGATCTTCACCACAAAAAAATGGAAAAATCCGGTATTCCAGATTTCTTTCCTGAAAAAAAACTGACACACAGGTTGAGAGCATTACAACCTGTTCTTTTTCATCATCCACAATAGCAATCCGAATCATTTTGTATCTGCCCCTCTTTCTTTTTACAAATCATACCACAAAATCAACCAAAAATCAAGCTGTATAAACAAATTCCAGCATGGTATAATATTTAAAAAGAAAAGGACAAGCTTTCGTCAATTCCGCCCATTTACGTCACGTTTTTCGGGACAAGATCATGCGGTTTTTGCTATTATTATACCACATTCTGAGGAAATGTAAAGAGGTTTTCCAAATTTTTTTGTGAACAGGGCAACGAAAAGCTGTTTTTCACGTTAGAATCGGACGGTTTCGCCGTCTGAAAAATTGTCAGGAGGTTTTGCTTTATGGCTCGAAAAGGAAGTAATATTTACAAACGCAAAGATGGACGCTACGAAGGTCGTGTACCAATTGGTTATAAAGAAGACGGAAAACTGAAGTACAAATCTGTCTATGACCGCACACTATCTGGTGTGAAAGAAAAAATGACACAGTTCTACACTGTTCGTCAAGAGCGGACAGTTTCCAACTTAAAACTTACGGTTCGGGATGCGGCAGAACAATGGCTTGCAGCGGCAAAGCTGCGTGTGAAGCCGGCAAGCTATGCGAATTACGCAAATATCGTTGCAAAGCACATTCTGCCGACACTGGGCGGCGAATATTTTTCCAGCCTGACCACGCAAAAATTAAACAGCTTTATTCAAAGCAAGATGCAATTCGGTCGGCTGAATGGACAAGGGGGATTGTCAGCAAAGACAGTACGGGATATGATGCGTGTGTATCGCAGTATCGAGCAGTATGCAGTGCAGGAATACAACGTAAAATCTACAAATTTCACTATGCCCAAGGCGGAGAAGAAACAATTGGATGTGCTGAATGCGGCAGAGCGAAGACAGCTGGAACAATATCTTTTGCACAACCTTACCAGAACAAACTTAGGGATTCTGCTGTGTCTGTTCACAGGTTTGCGTGTGGGAGAACTATGCGGCCTGACTTGGGGCGATATTGATTTTGAAAACGGAACGCTTTCCGTGAAAAGAACTGTTCAGCGAATCAACAAGCGTGGCAGTTCCGAGGTGATTATCGGTTCTCCAAAGAGCATAACATCAATTAGAACTGTACCGATTCCGGCATTTTTGCTGGATTTATTATCACAGCAGAAAAAAGATAGCAAGCTGTTTTTGCTTTCTGGCACGGCAAAGCCTGAAGAACCGAGAACGATGCAATATCGCTTTAAGGCGGTTTTGAAAGCTTGTCAGCTGCGGAATGTACCGTTTCATTTGCTTCGACATACCTATGCCACGGTTTGTATTGCAAACGGTTTCGATCCAAAGACACTCAGTGAACTGCTGGGGCACGCGGACGCCAGCATTACTTTGAACCGTTATGTGCATTCTTCCATGCAGATGAAGCGGAGTTATGTAAGCAGACTTTGTTTGTCAGCATAAATTTATTTGCCGTCAGATTCTTGTCAGTATTTGTTTTGAAAGCAACGTGGTTTCTATGTATTTTCTTGTTTTATCCATGTATGGGCGGAATTGACGAAAAAATAAGGCGTACTGAAATCAAAAACAGTACGCCTCATATATTTTCCTCTTTGCTATAAAACTATCTTCTATTTTCTACTTCACATTCCCATGGCATCATGACACGGGGCATATGGCACTTAATAAGACTGCTCCTGTGTTTGCGTGCGTTCTTCCTTCATGCCAAGTGCCTGTTTTTTCTCCTGCATCATTCGGCGAAGCTTTTTATCCACGGATATTCTGCCGGATTGAAATTTCTGATTGTAGTCCTCAGAAAGACACCTACTGAGATTTACAAACAAGCTGAAAATCGTATTTGTCAACATTTCGGACTGATACTGTTCCATATTATCAAGTATATTTTGCGCATATCCGTTGCCCCGTTCAGCAGAAAATGTGAGAAATTGCAACGCTTTTTCCCGATTCTGCGGAACTTCTTCACAGCCAAATAAATAGATTTTTCCCAACCAGTAACTTGCCCACGTATTCATATTCGAACACTTTTCAAAATACGAAACGGCACACTGCACATCACGCTTTTCCTCTGTCAGATATAACTTGCCTAGCGCGTAAAAAGCATACTCGTTCTCATCCGCCGCAATCAGATATTTTTCCGCTTTATCCAGATTCTGTGTAGTTATTTTGCCGTCCAGATAGAGTTTTCCAAGCTTGTAACAAGACAGCGTATCACCGCTGTCCGCACATTCCGTCAGCACGAAAATACCCTTGTCAACGTCCTGTTCCAAAAACTCGCCGCTGATATATTCCAGTGCAATAATTCGTTTCGCATAAACATTTCCGTGTGCTGCAGACTGCTGAAAATATGTAATTGCTTTCGGCATGTCCACGTCTGTTCCCAAACCTTTCATATACATCCTACCAATCTGATACTGCAAAAGTGGCTTGATCTTTTTCGATTTCGGTTCAATCAATAAAAATCCCTGCAACGCTTCCTGATAAAGTGCAACCGACTTTTCCGTATCCTTTTTGCCCAGCTTTTCAGACGCATACAGCTTTCCCAATTCAAACATCACAAGCACATTTCCGGAATTAGTCTCTGACAGCAAAAGCTGTTCCGCTTTTTGAAAATCCTCAATCTTTGACTGTTTGTCATAAATGATTTTGCAAGCCGTTTTGTAGTTGTCGCTCCACTTTAGATAATATTGATTTTCTGAATCAATAGGTTCCTCATCAATTTGCGGCAGAATCTCCATTTCCACAAAATGCTCTGGTAGTTCTGGTTCTACAACTGACATTTCTTCAGCAGGGAATTGCATCTGCAAAACTTGCTGAATAATCATGTTCCGCACAGGCTGAAAGACCTTGTTCTCCCATAGCAGAGGGAATTCCTTTTCCTTCTGCGTATAGGTTTTGTACTTCTGCCGTTCAAGTTCACACCACTTCTCGTACAGTTCAGATATATTTTTCTCCTGCGACAGAATTCTGAAAATCTCATCCACCGTTTTCTTGACTTCCGGCTTGAGATAACCGTAAACTTTTTTGCCTTTTGTGTTATCAAGTTGATTTTTCAAAGTAAGGATAAGATTTTCAAGGTTTGCATTATGAAAATGATTCTCCGCAATCTGCTTCACCAACTGTTCGACATACTTTTTAGACTCCATTTTCAATTCATCACGCCGAAGCGTCTGCTCCTGATAGATCGACTGCAATTCATCATGAAAAATATCATTTGCAAATACAGAACGTATTTTATCAATGCCTTGCTTCGTCAAAAATCCCTGCTTCGGATTTGTGGAATAAACAATCAGATGTATATGCGGATGATGCGTGGTATCGTGAAATGCGCCGTACCATTTCAGATTGCACAGCGGAATTTTTGTCTGCTCTGCAATGTCAGCAATATGTCGCATCACAAGCTCACGCCATCTGTCAGAGTTGTCATAACCCAGCCGAATCGCATCTTCACGGCGTAATGAGACAACGTGCGACCACACATTTCCGGGATGATTCGCAACTTCCTCTGCAACCTGATCAAGCACAATCGGCTCATTGCTTTCATTAAAAAGTCCATGTTCGCCACGCTTTTCCACGCCGGGTCGCATCGCCATGTAGCCGACAAAATTCTGACGGTTGCCAATCACATCCGCATTGCGCTCAATAATTATGCTAATCAGTTCAGACGCATTTTCAGCTGTAGGATTATTTTTGTAATCCTCAAATTCCAAATATTTTTTTGATTCTGGAAAATCATTGAGCAGTTCATTCAGTAGCTTTTTCTGATTCTCCGTAGAATATTTTTTACTCTGCTCACGAACTTCAACCGACTCACGAGTCGCAATATATTTCATATAATTCTTCCGTTGAGATTTTGTTTTTGCAGTACCACTTTTCAGATATCGGCTTGTAACAATTAATAACGACATTAGTCACCGCTCCTTTGATAGCGAACCGCTTTTTCAAAATTGATAATGCCATTGATGCGTTTCACTTCATCCACACACATGATACGAAGCTTTTTCAAAGTTTCGTCATCAATTTCATTGATTGCCGCAAGCATATGTGTTAGTGCACCAACTTCCACTGCCAACTTAAAAAGAGCACAGGAAAGTTTTTGCTCGCTGCCCTTCACAATACCCTCTGTAATCACAGCAAGCTGCGGAGCAATAAACTCTGTAGCAGTACTTTCTTTGTTCAGAAGATAACCACAGTAAAACCGAATTGCCTTTTCCATAAACTCCGTTTTGGAACGACAGTTGTCGGTCTCATACAGCATATTCACCTTTTCCATCGTGTCTGAAAAAATGTACAAAGGAAACTTAAGCTTTTCTGATGCGACATTATCAAAAAGTGCTGAATCTTCGGCACTTTTTCTCTTTTTTTGCAAATCTGACTCCATGATCTTTGAAACCCTCCGTTTCTGACTCCATTCCTACAAGATTTTGTAACTCTCGCAGAATCGGCGAGCTTTGCTCGTCCGATGTGATTGTTTTGGCGGCTTGACGCCAAAACTTTAACCTGCAATAAAATAAATGACCCACAAACCCACCCGAAATCATCTAATTTCTACCATTCTCAAACTCTGCGATAAATGCCCCAAATTCGCTCCGACTACATTTAGGGTAAACTTATTCCACCGACCGCCGAATCTCGTCACACGGTGGCACACGGTGCGAACTGCGGCGAATTACTGCTCCGACTGATTTTCACTTTCCACAGGAGCAGTCAGTTTTGTCCTGCGGGACGGCTTTTTTGATGCGGTCAACTCGATAAACTCACGCACATTGGAGGGGACATATTTCTGATAAAGCTGCTCTGCAAACTTTTCAAGTTCCTCCGACAGCTTCATATTTTTCTGCCCCAGATACATCTCCAGCGCAGACAATTTTTCAGAATCAACGCTTACTGTGACTGATTTTTTCATAAGCTCAGACCTCCAATTTTCATTTCAAAATCTTCTTCCATGTCCTCCTCAAGTTGCTGCTCCGGCTGCATTGTCAGCACAGAATACAGGCTCTGACCCCTGCCGGAAATCACACCGTAAGATGTCACGGCACTGCCTGTTTGCTTCATAATCTGACTGCCAAAATCATAAAAATCTCCACTTTTCAGAAGAGAAATATCAAAATTGGTAGGCAGATTTTTCGCCAGATATGCCCGACCAAACTCACTGCAATCCCGAACAGACCGATCCCATTCATACTCAGGCAAATGCTCCATACACGCCAGCGCATCTGGAATCTCACGAATCCGTTTGCTGTCCATAACCGCTTTCAGCTTCACAAAATCATTGTGAGAAAGTTCCGACATCCGTTCTGCCAAGGCATTCAGTATGCCGATCTGATGCATATTTTTCAGACTGTCTGACGTAATCCACGGCAGTGATGACTGCAATTCACAGCAAGTCTGATCATAAACTTCAAGCAATGTTTCCGCATTACAGGGCAGGGAAATCCACTGTGCCTGCGCTGTTTTCTGCGCATCCGGCGCAATCAGCAGACGAAAAAAACATTGCTCTGGTTCTCCAAATTCAAAATGAATGTCGGGCGGTTCGTAACCCGATGTCACACAATAATATCCATCCACAAACACACCGTCCTCACGTTCCTGCATGAGCTGACCGACTTTTTCACAGTCAAGCAATTCCAGAATCTCATCGGAACAGCTCTCCAATTCCGGCAGCAATTCGTTTCCAATGACCGTTTCGCCCAGTTCACGACAGTCCTCACAGGGATAAACCATTACAGAATCCAACCCGTAGGTCATCAAAAGCATGTCCTCAAAATCGCTTTCCGGATAAGTTTGCAGCAGACTTTTCATCGCTGCCATCTCTGTATCATCCAGATTTTCCAATCGCTCAACGAACAGATTCAGCCTAAAAATATCCGCCGTAAACTCCTTTTCACACAGCTCCGACGACAGATTCATGTTCCGAAAATCATAAATCTGAAACGTGACAGCTCTGGTTTCCGGTGGAATTTGTAGCTTGTCCAGTGCATCCTGCATTTCAAAAACGGTCATCGGGAACTCTGCCGATAACGCATACCCATCATTTTTCAAGTGTACTCTCATTTTCCTTTTCCTCCACATAACTGATGTACGGAATCTGTAACCAGTGCGTCCAAGACCGTCCGGCAAGCTTCGTTCTGGTCACGCCCCGCGTCGTATTCATCGCTTCGACGACTTCGCCGTTTCCGATATAGATTCCAATATGTCCCTGATGCCATACCGCAAGTCCAGGGACTTCCGGTATGGTATCAATCGTGCCTTTGACAGTCGCCGCTTCAAACATACCATTTGCAGTCACGTCCATCATACCGTTGGAACCTACTACAATTTCACCACTGACAGAGTCATACCAACCATAACCTTTAATCAAACCCACACAATCCGAAGTGCGTTTCCCCATCCAATTGGAACGAATAAAATCCATATAACTGGTAACCTGACCGCCGAACACAGACGCTCTGTCCTGCAGCAATGATTCCGTCAGCACGTTTCCGTAAGTGCCGTAGACATAACCCCATCCGTTTTCATGTGCCTGAATTGCCCACTGCACCAAGTCCAAATTGTTTTTCACAGCAGGGTCATATTCCTCAAACTGAATGTCATTGCTAAAACTCTTTTCCTCGCCGTACTGAATCCAAGGAATTTCAAACCAAGCCGTCCAGTTCCCTTCCGAAACAGATTCCTTCACCACACCTTCCGCAATGGATTTGGCGTACACAACATAGCTATCACCGACAAAAATGCCGATGATATTGTCGCAGATTACCACCGTTCCGACCGTTTTGGGAAGCGTGTCCATACTGCCTTTTACAGATGCAGATTGATACAGTTCCTGCACCGTTTCACTGTACCCCTCTACTGTAATCTCTCGGCTTTCTGCGTCATACCACAGATACGACCGCAGCAGATTGTAATTGTCAACAGCCCTGCGGCTCCGCCACTTGTCACATTCTTCTGTAATCTCATCGGGATATTGCTCCTGCAAAGATTGATATAAATCTGCATACAGCACATTCCCATCGCTGTGAGGAACATATCCCCACTGGGTTTCATAGGCATTTTCTGCCCAGCGTGCCAGATCAATGTTGTTCTTCACATCCAAATTTAAGAACCAATTTTCATCAATGCTGACATTAGAAATTACAGCATAGGAACGCATAAATTCCGTATAATCAATGCTCAGTCCGTACTTCTGATTTAAGCTGTCAATCAGCTTTTTATCATCGCTTTCCTTGAAACAATCGGCGTATTCTGCAAAAAAATTCTCACCCTTTTGAACACTGTCAAAATAGGTGAGATAGAGCATCTGTGCTTTCACGATTTGATTTTTTAGGTTCAGTTTCGTCAGCGCATCCGCAATAGCTGTTCCGTCCGATTCCATCTGAGAAAGCTGCGACTGCTGCTGGGCAGAGAGATTCTGCACGTAGTCAGAATAATCGATGCTCTGGGTTTCCGCAGATGACAACTGATTTTCCATTGCCAGCAGAAGCATGACAGGCAGTAACACAATGGCGATTGCAATACCGATAATCGTACCAACCACTTTCCATGTCCGCTTATCCGTGGCAAGGTAGACAGCAATTTTTTTGGCAGCAGCAGCGACTGTGACGCTCATCTTCCCCCTGCCTTTCCAAACAGCTTTTCCTTGTAAACCGGCGCATGTACCTGAAGCAAATACCGCTCATTTCCACACCGATACAAACAAGACCCTCTCTCCGGATATCGAATCAGCGAAAACTCCGACATTTCCAATTGCAAGGTGTCGATATACGCCTTTGGCTCGATGTTTCCAGCATTGAACAAGAACTGATGGGTTGGAATCGCAAACAGCGGTTTGGTCAACTCCCGTACCTCCGGAATCAAAAAATCATCCACATTCTGACTTGCGATCACCATCGCCGACTCCTTTTTGCGCACACGCTTCATGGCATTACGGATGTACTCGATGGCTGTTAAATTTGTGAGGAACAAATACAATTCGTCAATTGCTGCAACGGTATTTCCAACCCCCAAAAGCTGATTGCTCATATAGCTGAGAATGTTAAACAACAGCGTATCTTTCAGCCGTTTGTTGGTATCCATCAAACCTTTCACGCCGAAGCACAGAAACTGCGAATCCTTAATGTTCGTATGCCCATTAAAGTATTTCGACTCCGCACCTTTACACATAGAGTGCAGTCCCAGGCAAATATTCTGCAAAGTTTCCTCTGTGTATAAGTGCTTTTTCTCATGATCAAAGATCATAAACTCTTTTTCAATGAGATCATATAAATCCTGCATCACCGGATAATCCGTTGGTTTCAGCTTGTTAAAATCCGTCAGATCGTCAATGTCAAAAATCGCATACAGCTTCATCAGCATAATTTCAATGGTGTCGATCTCACTGTCGGAAAAGCCCTTGTAAGCTCGGAAAAAGTCCTTGAGATAAGAGATATGCTGACTAAGCCTTGTCACTTTCCGGAACGGCTCCGGTGAAGTTTCATCACGCTCTGCTTCGCCAAAACTTTTTGGTTCCAGTGGGTTGATCATATATTCTCCCGACATGAAATCCAGATAAGTGCCGCCAAGATTGTTCGTCAGATCAGCATATTCCTGTTCTGCATCCAGAATAATCACACTTTTCCCGGATTCACGCAGATTTGTCAACAACAGTTTCATAAGATAAGATTTCCCCTGACCGCTGTTGCCCAGAATCAGCACGTTTGCGTTGGTTTTATCATCACTGCGCTTGTCAAAATCTACCAGAATGTTCGTGCCAAACTTATCCCGACCGATATAAAAACCTTTTTCATCCGTTTTGCCGGAATAATTCAGCGGATAGAGATTTGCCACAGAACTCGCCGGAAGCACACGTTCATACAGGCTTCCAAACGCATTGTATCCAAAGGGCAAAGCCGAAAGCATGCCCTCTTTTTGACGCAGAATCAACCTGTCTACTGTAATTTTGGAACGTGTCAATTCCATTAAAATATCCGATTGCAGTTCTTTCAGCTTGTCCTCAGAATTCGCCTTTAATTCGATAAAGACAGCACAGTGCAGCAGCGGTTCTTTGTTTCGTCTCAGGTCAGCAATCAGCTGCACCACATCCTGCAAATTGCTCTCCGCTGTCAGGGATTCCGTCACGTCGTTGGTGGTGGACATCAGTTTGTTCCGTCGCGTGGCGTGCTGAATGATCTGCCGCTGCTCCGCACTGTCCACAAGTCTGTTGTAAATGCGGAGCGTCACAGAATTCCTGTCTGCAAGGTGTGCCAGAATCGCTTGCTCTTCGGTTGTGGTTGGCCATTCCCGCACTGCCCACACACATTTACAGCTGTTTCCACAAATAAAATGATCGGTGAAAAATCTGACCGTACTGGGGACGATACGGTCAAAAAATTCCTGAATCCGAATTTCTTCCGCCTGTTCTTGCGTGAGCATTTTCTTCTTTTTCTGAAACATTTTCAATTTCAATACCTCCGTTTTTACGCTGTCTCTAAGTAATTTTCTCCCTCAATATCGGAAATTTCCTCTCCGTGCATGGACGCTTCCAAATAAATCGCCAGCATCCGCTTGACGTCAGATTTTCCCATGCGCCGCACGTCAAATCCATGCTCCGAAATTACTTTGGCTGTGCGGTTGATCTGCTGAAATATCTGTTCCTCCTTCTTGTCCCTAAAACGAATGCAAAACAGAAACTGCCTTGCCGTAGACATCTCAACCTGAATATCGTCCAGAAATGCCGCATCCTGTTTCAACAGCTTTCTCACATTTGGATTTTCCTCAGATTTCAAGCGGTTCTTGATATGCACCTTGTTCCCGTCAAAACATTCACAACTGTCAAGACAAATGATTTCCAGTTCCGGGATCATGCTGAGCAGCATCATCAGATGATAGATTTTCACATCAATATTCTCAGCCGACAGCACAGAAATATTGGTGGGCTGCACACTGAAAAAAGCAAGTTCAGCCTTGTCCGTCTGCAAACTGTATTTACCGAATGTCCGCAGTCCAAACAGGTTCTGCGTTGATTTTTTATTCTTCATAATCATCCTCACTTCCAATAAAATAACTGCTGTGCGGTCACGAAAAACCGAAACGCACAGACCATGTAATCGATTACCGTCGTTTCCTCCAATCGAATGCTCAGAAATGTAAACACTGCCGTAATGGCAAAGGGCAGAAACGTCCATAGCTGCGTTAAAATTACTACTGACAGAATCAGTCCGAGACAAATCATCAGAAAGTCCCGAATACTCCAGAGCCACAGTCTGGAGGTCGCTTTCAAGTTTTGCGGATAAATATATGTTTTCATAATGCACCCCCTATGCCAATTTTCTTGCCACAAATTTTCCTGCATGAATCGCAGAATTTACCGTATGGGTTACGCTCATCATGTTGACTCTCACAGAAGTATCCAACCCAAACTGCTGCGCAATTCTTGGCACTTCATTTGCTGCCAGCATGATGCCAAGTCCCAGCAGCATATTGGTCTGCCATGTCAGCAGCCCTAAGAACATCAGGCTTGTCTGCAAAAATGCCGTCAGACATAGGGCAAAGATCTGCTTACACCAGCCGTTGAAACCGTCGGAAAATCCTCTTGGAAGGGAGAACATATACAGACTTCCCACCGCAATCTGGCACAGCAAAATACCGCCCCGCTTGATGTTGGCAAAGAATAGCTTTACCACACAGTAGGCCAGCGCAATCATGGTCAGCAGTCCTAATAACCCTGAATATCCGCCCATATTTTTTAGCACCACTTCTGCCGTTGTGCCTAAATCTCCGCGAGTTGCACCGATAAATGAACCGATTAGATCTCCTGAAAATGTAGTTTGCAGCGTGATGCAAAACTTGTACATCTCCACTGGAACTTTCGTGAACAAGCTGACCGCCATAAAGCCTTTCAACACGTTCAGACAGGTACTCTGAATGTTTGCACGTCCGGTCTGATATTCGATTGCTGTATCAAATACTGCAACTACCAGCCCTGCGGCAAACAGCGTCCAACCAAACAGGGAAAACAGCTGCAAAAAAGCGCTCACCCAGGACTGGCTGAAAATATCCGCACCCATGCCATTCATCATACCAAAAAACTCAGCAACTGCGCCGTATATGGTGTTGAACAGCCACTCCAGCATCACGTCCCAGACGGCTTCAGAAATGGCAGTCCCTACATCGGAAAACTTATCGCCCACCCACGACAGTGCATCGCCGATCCAATCAAACATCGCCCACACTCCATTCTCTTAGTTTTTCTTCCGCCGATAACAGCCGCTTCATGTTCGCATACTGCCGGTTGGAACGGCAATAAAAACAGCGGCATTTCCGTTTGGTTTTCAGAAAATACCGCTTTGTAATACGATAACAGCTGCACATTTTTTCTGTATGCATTTCAACACTCCTTTAATTGATATAACGTAGAACTGCGTCCGCCGCTTGTTCGCCACCGCTTTTCACGAGTAATGAGTCCCGCAGTTTCCAGATCATTTAATGCACGAAACACCGTGGATTTCGACAAATGCAGATCTTCTGCAATCGTCCTGACGGACGGATAGCACTCCCTGTTTTTGTTTGCACGATTGGACAGATACATGTACACCGCAACTGCCCTGTGAGGCAGTCCATACTCATAAATTTCTCTTGCAAATTTCAGGTTTTACACACCTCCTGTCCTCGGAATTTTTCTTCGTTTTGGCGTTTCTTCTTCCAATTCTTCATCTTCTTCCGAAACTGTTTTTTTCATCTGCGGATACTGGATCTCCACTTCACGCATCAGTGCTTCCTTGCTCATGTAGGTGACAGTTCTTGCACCCCTGTCCTCCAAAATATACGGTTCTTCAAAGTAGATGCCCCACTTAAAGTACAGCTTCAGCGGCGAAATCATGGGATGCGTTCCCGTTTTCATGACAATAAACTGTCCCTTTGGCATAGATTTCAGCTCATCCACTGTGAGAAGCGGTCTGCCGATCATCTGGAGCGATTGGGATTTTTCTTTACCATGAGATACACTGCCTGACAAAACTGTCTGCTCTCCCAGCGCTTTCGATAACACTTCTGCACTCTGACTGTTTGGCGCAAATCCACCGAAAATGGTTAGCTGTGTGTTATCCGTGATGATTTCCTGCCCCTCTTTGCCGTAGTTTTTGTTCAGCTGCGCAAAGGACTGAATAATCGCTACAATGCTGATTCTTCTGGAACGGCTTGCGGAAAACATGGCTTCTGCGCCCTCGATTTTTGGAAAAGTGCCGAATTCATCACAATAAAACATTACCCTGTTCGGCAAGCGGCCGCCGTTCTCATCGGCAATCACAAGAATTTCTCTGTATAGTTGCTGAATAATCAGCGATACCATGAAATATTTGCTGACATCTTCCTCTGGAAGCACGATAAAGATTGCCGACTTTTCCTTGCAGAATTTTTCCGCATCCAATGCAGTACCAAAACACAGAATCTGCTCCATTTCCGAGTCGATAAAGCTGTTCAGACGGGACAGGGCTGTACTCATGACCGACAACATCGCTTGATCTGCAGAGTGCAATGCGGAACCTGCAAGCCACTTCGCCTTATGCTCATCCGGCAGCCGTTCCATCAAAGCCTTGAAGCCGCTTTTGGGTGCAGTTTTTTTGATGGATTGCTTTTCCCACACAGGTTCCAGCAAGTCCTGAATCATCTTGAAAACCGACACAATGTGGCGTTCGTTTTTCTCACCGAACTCGGCAAGAAGCAGAATTAATGAAGCAAGCAGACCCTCCGCTGCGTCGTAGAAAAAGGCGTTTGCACCGTAAGCTGCTGCGTCCCCTCCGCCGATACTGATAATGGTTTTCGCCGTGATTTTGGCGTACTTTTCGGCTTTTGCCTTTGCGGAAAGGTTGTGCTTATCGGACAGATAGATGTCCATATATTTGTTCACCAGATGCAGGATATTGTTTTCATCGGAGCGTGTGGGATTGCGTAAATCCAACACAGAAACATTGTAGTCGTAATACTTTTTCGCTATGCTGCCGCAGTTCCGAAAAACATCGCCCTTCGTGTCAGTTTGCAAAAAAGACATACCACTGGCGCAAGCAAATTCCAGATTGGGATACAAGAAAAAAGCGGTCTTTCCCACGCCAGCAGCGCCAATCATAAGGGTATGCACATCGCCCTCGTCAACAAGAGCAATCGTCTGTTTTCCATGAGATTTACAGCCGACTACTGTTCCCTGAACTGTTGGCAGATATCTGCCTTTTCGCCAGTTTTCCACATCAAATGGGACTTGGGTATACGTGTGTTTCACCTCTGATTTCGTAGCAAATCTGGCAGTACCATGCTGACCTTGCCCAACAGTTTTCCGCTTGATTCCATTGAGGGAATAGTTATTGGAACAGTATGCCAGTATTAGTAATAAAACAAAAATGACCGACATTGCAATAATGCCGATCAGTTGACTTTGTGTCATTTAGAACACCTCCGTGTTATCCATATTCCATGTGCAGCACCTCCGATGGCTCTTCGGTCTGCGTTTCTTCCTGCATGAGCTGCGGTGCAGACAATTCCTGTTCTACCTCACATTTCACAGCACAATCTGCAAGCTGATACAGCTGCTTTGCCGTCTGAATCATCTGTTCTTTGGTACGTGACTGCGTATACCGCAAATCACGCATGACCGACTGATAAGCGGATTTTAAGTTGTCCTGTTTTGCACACAGTTTTCCCTTGTCTGCATACGCTCTGTACTCGTCCGACAGCTTGATTTTCAACTTTTCAAACATCGTATTTTCAGCGCTTTTGCTAATAAAAAATGCCGATGCTACTAAGGCATATTCAGCAAGATATCGGTATTGTCCATTTTGAAATGTCTTGGAAATCCGGTTGAGCATTCTGTCAGGATTGCATTTGAAATATCGCAAATCTAACGCAATTTCCTGGTATTTTTCTTTACGGAAATGAGGAACAGCAGATAGGAACTCCACGCCGTGAAGTTGCTTCAAATCCTCATTAAAATCCTTATTCTTCGGAATAATTCTCGATACGCTTTCATATCCGTTCTCGTGAAGAATATCTGTTAAGCGTTCAGCAGCATCAATTCCTCCTGCATCGTTATCTGTGCAAAGTACAATTTCACTGAGATTGCAATGGTTTTTCAACGCTGTGAAAACCGCATTTTTGTACACACCGTTCATGGCAATGTAGCTATGCTTCTGCCAGTTTTCCGAATGCAATGTCAGGTAACTAAGCATATCTATAGGCGCCTCAAACACAAACAGTTTGCCTGACTCACCAAAGTGGGCAAAGCTGTATCTGGTGTCGGAACCCTCACAAGTAATTCGAAAAGCTTTCCCAAAGGAATTGGTAGAGCGCAGATGCGCCTGCCGGGGAGCGCCGTTTTCATCCATGCCCACAAACACTGCGTTATGATGTTCTGCATCCTCGTACAGCGTGTGCTATTTTGCAAAATGTGTGATAATTTCCGGCGAAATAAAGCGCTGCTTTATGAGGTAAGCATACACACGATGCATATTTTCATTGGCTTTCGGCAAGTGGAATTTCTTTATCTTTTTCTCCTGCACAGCCGCTTTCGGCGGACTGTGGGCAATGGGAGCAACACTTCTTCCAAGCAACTCGTTCATGGCAGTCTGAAAATCCATGCCATAGAAATATCGCATGAATTGGATGGCACCGCCGCCGACCTGATTCTTGTGATCGAACCAAGCTGCGCCGTGAATCATAATGCTGTCATGTTTCCCACTGCCGTCATAATAAATCAGCTTGTATTCTCGCCCAACTTTCTCTAATTTCTCGCCCCTCATGCGGAGAAATTCTGTCAAGTCCACGCTGTTCGCAAGCTGCTTTTCCTCCTCTGTGTATGGAATATACGGCATATTTGCATCCTTTCCTTAGAGTTCCACAATACTCCATAAATACAGCGGTGCAGTCAAAGAAAAGCTCAGGCAACCAAACAAAATCGCCGGAGCCGTCCATTCAAATTGTCCATGTTTGCGATAATCCATGTATGAAGTTGCGATCTTCACAAACAGCAAAATCGCCAGAATGACATCAACCACCGGGAACACCACATTGTTGACAATGGTCTTGATCTGTCCCTTGGCAGCATTCCAAGTGCTTTCCACTGCTCCGGCAACCTCACCATCTGCAAACGCCGTCAGGCTGCAAAGAAAAGCCAGCACAATAACAGAAACCGCCGCAATCATGATCTTTTTCGTTCTTTTACTCAATTTCATATATTCTCATCCTCCATGATTTTTCCAACCAAAACTGTCCGGGAAGAACTGTTTGCGCCAGTGCAAGTGGACAGCATCACAAGACGATCCGTATCGGCAATTTCAATGTCATCGTAAATTACCGCACGATTTACCGCCTCACTCATGACAGTCCGCCAGCTGGAATCCGTATTGTAAATTTCGCCTGTGTTTTCCGTTACATCCACTGCGAAAAAACACACGCAATATACATCATTTTCCGTGGTCAGCCAACCATAGCGGTGACTGTCAAAATATGTTCTGTCGGTGAAATTTATCACGTCCGCAAACATGGAACGGTTGCTCATATTGTGACCGTATAAAATATTGGAAACGCCCGAAAAATCAGCGTTACAGCGGTAATCCAAAAAGATGGAACCAGCATACAAATAACCGCCGTCTGCCCCATGATGCAAATAAAAGTCGTTATCCTCCGACTGCATGATGGGGTAATTGATGTGCGTATCCGGCACATAAATCCAGCCGATGGCGTTAGCATAATTTGCATTCATTTGCTGAATTTGCGCTGTCAGCATGTGCGTGGTTGCTGTAGCAACAACAGGTATGTTCCCGGTTTCAGCCACAGCTTCGTCCAACGTCTCGCATACCTCAGAATCCGGCGCATAATCCTTGACCTGATTCCACTCCATTTTCTGCGCAGCATCGCTTCCAAACAGCAAATACATTCCACCCCAGAAGAGAGCAGCTGCGGTCACAGCCAGCCCCATGCGGATTGCTTTTTTCTTATTCGTTTTCATGTTCCACCTCAACAAAATCCAGGCAGAAAGCGACGTTTTTATCAGCCTTTTCACTTCTGCGCTTCTTTTTTCTGCTGATGGCAAGTGCTGCGAAAATGATGACGCTTCCGGCAAGCATCAGATATGCCAGCGAATTCCGACCGCTGTCGCCGGTATTGGGCGTCGATTTTGTCACCGGAACCGCATCATCGTACATGACAACTTCCGTCACTGTGCCATCCGCATTCACCGTGAATTCCACATCATTTGCAATAGCGTAGCCGTCCGGTGCAATGACTTCATGCAATGCGTAGGTTTCACCAGCTTTGAGAACCGCCTCCAAATAATGCGGTTCTTTGGTTGAAGTCCATTCTTGTCGATAACCTGAAGCTTTGCGCCTGGAAGCTCCTCACCAGTGGTGATATCCTGCTTGGAAATCCGCACTTTTGTGGTGTCGTCAACCATAACAATCAGGGGATTACCATCTTCCGAAACAGCGATTGCGTCTACGTTTTCTACAGTAACATTGCCGTAAACGTCGACTGTAAAACTGATATCAGTTGCAATCACATAACCGTCCGGTGCAGCGATTTCTTTCAGCGTATAATCTCCGGCAGGAAGCTCCGTAGCAACATGGTTTTTGCCGTCGGAAGTCCATTTTTCAACCGTTTCTTCATCGCTGTTGATAAGCTCCATTTCTGCGCCGGAAAGTTCTTCTCCATACACATCCTGTTTGGAGATTTCAATGGTAATCGGCTTGTTTTCAGCTGTGATTCCCACAATTTCACCGTCCTCAGAAATTGTCATGAGATAGCCTTCCTCACTGAGAATGTAGCCTGTGGGAGCCTCAATTTCTTTGACAATATACTCGCCGTAGGGAACTTCATCAAATGCAAAATATCCGGTTTCGTCGGAGATTGCCGTCATAATTGCATTGCTTTCCACAAATTCTGTACAGTCTGTTTGGAACAATCCAAACAGTGCATTTTCCAGCGGTTCATCGGATTCATTCACTTTGATTCCTTCGATTTTTCCACGCTTCAGCTCATTTTCAAACTGACCGCAATCAATATTGACTGTTGTGACTTCCTGTCCCATATATTCAAAGTCCACAAGATACTTTTCGCCGTTCAAAACGTAATGCTCGTCTGTGGCAATTTCCTGCACATAATACTTGCCAAACGGGATTTTCTCTGCAATGACAGCCGTCATATTTTCATTCAGTGAGACATCTGCAATCAGACCGTCCGCAGGAATGACAGAGCCGTCAGCAGCAGCAATTTCTTCCGCTGCAAACAGCCCGAAGCGGACATTCACTGCGCTGTTTTCTGCCGAAATGCCGAAGGTTTCATCACTTTCCATAACCTTAGAAAGTGAGATCTCAACACCCTGATAATCATTGACAAATGACGTATTTACGGTATCCAGAACAGCGATTTCCTGCCCTGCGTATACAAGCTCCACAACCTGCGATTCACTGTTCAAAACATATCCGTAAGGCACAGTAATCTCCTTGACCTCATACTTTCCGAGGTAGAGCAAATCTGTTTCCGCATAGCCGTTTTCATCGGTTTTAAGTTCGGCAACAACGTCGCCTGCATTTGCACGAATTGTACCGTCAAGAGTAACAATATCCTCAGAGGCGATCACCTGAAATACTGCACCGGAAAGATTTCCGTTCGCAAACACGGGAGTGTAGGTGGTCGGATTTACTATCATCTCGCCGTTTTCATCTGTGTAAGCGGAGGACGCCGCTGCAACAGACACGAAGCTGTCGCCGGTTTTCTGAACGCTGATTCTGCCTTTCTGAGCGATGTTTTCCTTGTTGACTTTCACGATTGTCAAAGCGTTTTCTTCCTCTGCATTTTCAGCGGAGATTGTGAAGGACACAGGAGTGCTGTCCAGCACATACCCGTAGGGAGCCTGAACCTCCACAAGCGTGTATTCTCCGTAAGAAAGAACTTCCGGTGTGATCAGATAGCCTTCGGAATTAGTATAGAATACGTCTATTGTGGTTGGCGTTGGATATCTGTAGGACATGGAAATCTTTTCGCCGTTAGAATCGTAAATCTCAAATCCTGCGCCCTCGTAGGGAATGGTATTTCCAGTTTCGGAATCCACTTTCACGATTTTTACATAGCTTTCAAATTCTCTGTTGTTCATAAGGAAGGCATAGGTTTTGCCGTTTTCACTGACGTACACATCGAAATCCGCAATCAACTCCGTACCTTCCCAACTGGCTGTCTGATGCACCGTGTACACGCCGTATGGCATATCTTTTGTCTGTGCAAATCCATTTTCATCACAAGTCAGATAGTCGCGCTCTGTTTCAGCAGCATTGTCATAACTGCCGGAACTCTTGAGGTAAACCTCAAATTCAGCGCCGACTTCCGGTGTTTCGATCTGCGTGCTGCCATCATCAGAATGCTTCAAAATGGAGATGTTTCCCTTTACCACATCCTCGGTCACGGCAACGGGAATCAGATTGCTTTCCACCGTATAATTCTTGGCTTCTGCGCCAACGGAATGCACCGTCTCATCCAGCAGATATCCTTCGGACGGCGAGATTTCCTGAAGCGTATAATTGCCGCAAACATATTCCTTTGTCTTGAAATATCCTTCCGAATCAGTGGTATAGGTGTCCACAAGATCGCCATCCAGATACAATCCGTAAACTGCTCCTGCAAGTGTGGCGTCACCCTGTGCGGAACCGGTTTCTGCATCCTTTTTGACAACCTCGGCAGTAAATTTTTTCAGCACATTTTGGAACGTTTTCGTTGTGGTAGCGTCAGCCGTCAGCGTAGCCGTCTGATCAGCAGGAACAACGTATTTTATCGGCACATTCTTCTCAGAAATGGTGTAGACAATCTTTTCGTTATTACTGTCATAGACGGGAATGTCAGAAAGTATGGCAATGCCGTCAGAGCCTGTTTTTATGGTATAAGTTTTGCCGCCGCCTGCGATCGTAAATTCACGGTCGCCGTTTTCGCCGTCCTCCGATTGCTTGTTAATTTTGAGATTGCCCTTCACCAGGTCATTGATAAAAGTCAGGTTAACTGTTAAATCCACATTGCCGTTTGCCAGCGTCACGTTCTGTGCCTTTGGCGTTTCATAACGACTGGCAACATTGATTTCGGAAACGGTGTAGGTGATCGCCTTGCCTGTACTGGAATTGTACACTTTCAGTCCAGAAAATTCCGCAACGCCGCTGGAATTGGTCTTTTCCGTATACGAACTTCCGTCCGAACCGGTCACCTTGAATTCGATATCTTTCACAACATTATCCTCAGAGGTCTTGTTGATTTTGATAGAGCCAGTTTCATAGTCCTCGTACACGGTCACGGTCTGATTGGCTTTCAGTTCGTAAACTTTTGTTGACAGCGCATAGCCCTTCGGAGCAGAAATTTCCTTGACGTAATAACTCCCCATAGGCAGCTTTATCAAACCTGTGCCGTCAGTGCCAATTGTGATTTCTCCGACCTTGGTTTTGCACGCAAAATCGGCGTAAACGCCATACTTCGCCGTGCTGCCGTCCACTGTGGATTTGCCGACAATCTGAGACGTTCCGTCCAGACACTTTTTGATACGGAAAGTCGCATCATTCTGCGTGATACGAAAAGCCGAAGTATTCAGCGCGGTTGCACTTTTTCCGTCCGTATTGTTGTTGATGACAACGCCCTGGGAATCATTGGATTCGATGCGCCAGTGGGTACCGCCATTGCCATTTCCACTGCCAACTGTTGATGAAGTGATCAGACTTTCCGGAACGCCGATGCTTTTCAGATAGGATACCACATCGTTTCGGGAATTGAATTCGCCCATGTAAATCCAAGCATGGTTGATGTTTTTTGTCTCCGCCACAACCACCGAACCAGCCGTGATGGTGGAGCCGTCGGCGCATTCCCAGTAGGGGTGCTCCTCCGTTTTGACGTTCTGTTTTTCAATGTCAATGTTGGAAGTCTTTCCGCCGTAGGTAATCGTACAGCTGTCACTGACCGTCAGCCAATGTGCTGTGTCCACAGGAACGGGATTGTTCCACGAAAATCCCGATGTACTGTACCCCAGCTGGGTCAGCGTGTAGTACACAAGTCCGGAACAGTCGATACCAAGACTGTTGATCGTGCTGACGGACAGCGGCGCATATGCGCCCTGGGTGTAGATACCAGAATAACCTTTGTTCCCGAAGGTGTAAGGCGTTCCCAGCAGGGTTGCCGCTTTTGCGATAACCGTATCGGCGGACGGAAATGCAACATTTTCAGTGGAACTGCTTACCGCACTCGCACCAAACGAACTATTGAAATTTGTTCCCAGCATAGAAAAAGCGCAGAGTCCTGCCATCAGACCTGCACCCAGTTTTTTCAATATTTTGTTTTTGAACATATACAAACTTCCTTTCAAAAAGCACGAAAATACGTGCTGTAATGCGTTTTTTTGTTGCTGAACCTTACCGAAAAAGTCGGCGAACGAATTTTTGTACAGAACCAATCAAGGATCATATTTCATCACACTCCGCATCGCATTGTTCCCACAGCGGACAATCCTGGCAGTGTTCATAATCCATGCAGATTTCCTGCTGTTCGTCCTCCGATAATTCTCTGCGCAGAACGGTAAGGACGACGCCGTCCGCATTTTTCTCCAGTTCCACACGCACCGGCAGGCCATTTTCGTCAAACAGCCCGCTGAAATTTGTCACACCGTTTCCGGCTAAAATCTGCGAAAAAATCACTTTTTTCATACATCAATTCCTCCATCATCGTCAAAAAAGAGAGAGTTGCCTTGTCATTTTTGCTCTCTCGCTGGTATCGTAATTGGAAATCAACAGTTCATTGTACATGCAGCCGCCCTCATATCGCTGCACCAGATTGTTCAGTCTGCTGATTTCCTCTATGGCAATGCCCGGTCTGTTCCAGAGATCCCTGATTTCCGGGCAGTCGTTGTAGGAAACTAAAAATTTTCCTGAAATCTGTAGTAATGTATCCCTCAGCCGAATATGATCTGCCTTTGTAAATCCCACATCCTTGTAATAATTCTCCGTCGCAAAATACGGCGGATCGCAATAGAAAAAGCTCACCGGGCGGTCATACTGCCGGATGAGCTTTTCAAAATCACGATTTTCAATGACAACCTTTTGCAGCCGCCTTGCCGCCATATCAATTTGCGGAAAATCACTCCACATGGAATGCGGTTGACAAGCAAAACTGTCCAGACTGGCGGCGTAGCTGTACCGAATCAGCTGGTAAAACTTCGCTGCACGGTCAATATCACAAAATTTCGGAAATAATCCTCGCTTGTGTAAGCTTACAATCCAGTTAAAATCCTCACGGGAATTCAGCACGTATTGCAGCTTGTATTTCAGCTTGTTCGGCTTGTCCCTGACACAACGATATAAGTTGATCAGATTGCTGTTGAAATCGTTGAATATTTCAAAATCATTGTCGGACGGCTTGTGAAACAACACCCAGCCTGCACCGCCGAAAACCTCGATATACCGTTCATAATATGGCGGAAATCTTGCAAGTACGGCATCCCTAAGTGCCTTTTTTCCGCCTACCCATGACATAAAGCTATTCATGTAACGCCTTTCTGCCGTTTGCCAATGACAGAAAGAAAGTCGCTTTGCAAATCACAGAATAGCTTCCGTCACTGGCAAAACGACCTTACCTTACTTTATTTTCGTTTCCATTTCCTCATCTGCACTTTTGGCGGCATTGCACAGCGCCATTACTGCAGCGCCCAATGTTCCTCCCAAAAGCAGTCCTGTGATAAATCCAAGCATAATTTCACCCCCCTGAACAGTTAAATTTCATTGCAGAATTCTTTTTTCAGTCTGCCAATGATGTATTGCTGCCCCTTGCCAGTAACAAACGTCTGCTGATAAGTTCTGCACATGGAATCCATTTCAAAAACGGACTCCTTCACCGCAAAATACCCTCGGTCGATGTACTTCTGATACGGCAAATTTCCTGACATCAATATCTCGTTTTCCCGCAGCCAACGGAACAGCCGATTCCTGCCGATGGGGATATCTTCTTCCACCGCAAGCTTTGCCATGGCGTTCATGTCGATGAGATTATCCGTATTGGACACCTGATTGGCAAACTCCACCAGCGGCTCATCATGGCGGATTCGCTCATTTAGCTTGCCTATCGCCATCATCTGCAGGCGAAACAAATTCCGATACGGCTCGTCCAAAAAAGGGAGATAGTTTTCAATAAACATATCTTCGTTTGCAACGTAACCGCCGGTGCGTCTTAAAGTGGGCAGAATATTTGCGGTAACCCATCGCTTAAACCCTTTGGCTCTCGGCATTTTGCTTGATAGAATAAGGCTGTACAAACCGCTTTCATTAATTAGCGTTGCGCCACGCTGACCAAAACTCGACGACGTTTTGTCGTTGAGTTTTTTATCTTCATTATCAACATGCATTGCAACAGCTTTGTTGACATCAGAGTACCCTAAAATAACTGCAACGTCCTTTCCAACAAACCACGGTTCACCGTTTTTTATCACTGTCCTGACTCTGCCAAACTCTTCACTCTCAAAAATTTTAATCATATTTTCCACTGCTTACCTCCTCGTCAAATTTCAATAAATTTCTTGCAATTGCTTCCACGACAGCAACCGTAATCGAATTTCCGGCTTGTTTGTAAAGCTGAGCGTCGGACATTCCCGTTGCCGCAACCTTTTCAAATTGATCCTTGCGAAACCCCTGTAATTTCCAGCATTCCACAGGCATAAGCCGACGAATCCGTCCTCTGTGAACAATTCCATGCCTGTCTGTCACCGTAAGTGTAAACATCGGCTCGTTGGGCTCTTTGATTCTTCTGCCGTTCTGACGGGTATGCTCCTTAAACGGATTGAGAATGGCTCTCGGCGCATCATCCACAAAAACAGCGGAATGTTCACCTTTGTGATGACTTATTCCGCTGTTCTGCCTTGCAGTAATACATCTTGCTGCGTCCGTCATTTGAGGACTTGGATTACAGTCTATAAAATAAAGTCCTGTTTTACCTCCCATGCCGCCTGAACCGCTGCATTGTGTAACCGCTGTGCCGTTTGTGGAATACACCCTCGAACCCTGACTGCCGCCGATCAGCTGTTCAGGTTTTCCTTTGCCGCAATTTTCCGCATCATTTCCTCCGAAAGCCAGTATTTCGGCGGGACATCTGTCTCCAAGATATCCGACAAGGAACAGCCTTCGTCTTGACTGTGGTATTCCGAAACCGGAGCTGTTAAGCACACGCCAGCACATACGATACCCCAGTTCTGAAATCTTTTCAAGGATAATTCTGTAGCATTCCCCCTGCGATATTCCCAACAGATTGGGTACATTTTCAGCAATAAAATAGCGAGGTCGCTTGGCTTCAAGGATTTGGATATAGTTGAAAAAGAGGTTTCCTCTGTCGTCCGCAAAAGCGAGTCTGCGCCCTGCGACACTAAATGATTGGCAGCATGGTCCGCCAACGAGCAGATCAAAATCCGGCATACCTCCGTAATCGATTTTTGTGATGTCCTCATAAAACTTTTCTCCTCCTGTGTCGTACAAGGCTCGATAAGCCTTTTGCGCATATCGGTCGATTTCGCACCAGCCTACACATTCAAATCCGCCCATTTTTTCAAATGCCGATCGGAATGCGCCGATGCCTGCGAAGCTTTCAAAATATCGAATCATTTTCACCTTTTCCTTTCATTTGGGCAAAAAGACAGTTCAGTTTTTTCAAATCAAACCGCCTACATAGACATATGCATTTCAAGTTCTTCTGAGGGATTCTCAGTTTCTTGCATTTCCTCCGACAAATTTTCTTCCGGCTGAATCACATGGAATCTGTCCTCGCCGGGGATTAGCGAAAGGGAACACCCGTTGTCCCACTTCATGAATAATTGACCGGCGTCATCTACTGTAATTACCGTCCCCTTTGTGCCTGACGGAATCGGTCGGGGATCATTTTCCATGCTGTCAAGGCAAATCCTCGTGCCTTCCGGATACCTCTGTCGGAGTTGTTCCACTTTATCTCTGCTATAAAACATAGCTGCTCCTTTCACATCGTCATGCCCATGCTGGGTTCTTCCGTGTGTTTCTCAGCCTGAGACAATCCCATTTCTTCTTCTGTCTGCAGCGACCAGTCGTTGCTGTCATTCCAAAAACTTACATAAATCTCGCCAAAATCAGCGGTTTTAACGCCGTGTTGTTCAAGACCTTCGCCCCAACCATCGCTTGCCTGACCAGTGAGATAGCTGCGTAAATCTTCCAGTTCACTTACTGTCAGTTCGCCGGAAATTTCACATTCAAATACGCCTACGAGTTCGCCGTTAACATCTCTGACGGATGGAATCGCCGAGAAAACTTTTTCTCGAATGGCAGGATCATCGTAATAGTAAGCCATCAATCCACGGTGTTCTTCATCCGGTTCTTCGCAATTCCGAATAAAATCGTTGATCTCATCCACACAGCCTTCGGCATATGCAGACGGAATTTCCTCAAAATCTTCCTCTGTAACTTCCTCGTCCCATTCGTAATCAGGTTCTTCCGATTCTCTGACAATTTTTAGCGGACAGTAAAATGTCAATTCCTGTGTCGGTTTCGCTTCTACCGTGATATCCGGCTGAAAGGGAACTTCGATGGACTGACTTTCTGCCATCTGAATGTCCTCACGTTCTCGGAGCATTGCTGTTACCGCATCACGCAGAACGGATTTTACATCCAGATCGGATTCTGCCAGCAGTTCGTCAAATGCGAGGCTTATTTCACCACAATGGGCAAGCTCCGCAACTTTGTCGGCAATTTTTTTCAAATCGTTATGCAGCCTTGTTTCAGCTGCGGTCATTTCATTGCTCTCCAGCAGTGCTCTTGCGTTGGGGATAAACTGTGATTTTCTGGCGTAATTGCTGCCTTCGGACTCCACCAGTACTCCATCGCCGCTGTCATAGTCCACAAACAACAGACAATGTGCCGTATCACCCTCCGTGTACATAAGGTCACGATATGCAACGATGTACGGATCATCATGCATTAGATGATTTTTCAATTCCTCAAAGCTTCTGCCATAGAGCGTGACGACCCTTTCCACGCAGATTTCACAAGGCTTGTAATCCGATGCTTTGTGATTCAGTGTGCTGTTAAAATGTAACTTCTTCATATTCTTCCTCCGCAATGTATTTTGAAGCAGTCTTTTTCATCTCTGCCGGAAACAAAAAAAGACCGCTTTGTGCAGTATCACGTGTTTCGTGATACCAGACAAAACGGTCTTCAAAAATTTGTATACTATTTTCTATTTGAAAAATAAAGATTGATATTTTATCTTTGAACTGACCCCAAAAAGTTAGACAAAGATTCAAAAGAAAATCTATGCAAAGCGACTAAGAGGAATCTTGGTCGCTTTTGCTATGCAGCTTCCTGTCTGAAATCTATA